TTATTTTCATTTATATATATATATATATATATATATCATATATTATGAATAAAATCAAAGTTCCAAAAAAGCTCTAATATAGTCACCATTTGTTTTTTGTTCTTCATTGTATTTTTAAATATGAATAAAGGTGAATTACTACCCTTGTTAGAAGACAAAATTAAATTAAAATCATATATTTGTCAAGCATTGAAACTAGAATGTGAACGTTATATAATATTAGAAGTAGGAGACATAATTAAAGAAGATATCGCATTGAAACCCACTGAGTTTGTTATAATTATTTGATATGCTTTCAAAAATTCAACATTTACTTTCAAACTATTGTAAGCATGAGCATTATTAAAACAATCGTAATTTTCTAATTTGGTTAAGTTTTCAATAGTATTCCCAACGAAACCAAAGATATTGCTCCATAAAACACTCTGTCTTTGAAAGATTTCATTTGTTATATAAATTGAGTATATAATAAATGAAAAGAACTATAAATCAAGAAATATTTGGTATTGGCGCTAGTCCCAATTTAATTGCTCCCAGAGACGCAACATTGTATTTGACAATTAAAGGTAAATCATTTGCAAGATACATCTCAATTTGATTGCATAGGTTTGTACACTTTATAAAATAATTCAGATTTTTCAATGAAAACTCGCCTTGAATGATGTTATTATTTTTTTGAATAAATCCCATACCATCGCTTTCTGAACGTATTATTTCCGCGTTAGCAAATGGTCCGTCACACTTAAAGACCAATTGATTATTTACAGATTTTATTTCAAGGCGGTCTGAAATATTATTCAGATCGCGAATAATTTTCTGAAAATCTCCCGACGGCATATTAATGATGGAACTAAAAGCGACATCAGGAACCGTTAATTCGTCTTGCTCGGCCTCAATCAGTTTCAACTTTTGTATTTTACATTGTTTGATGTGTTTATTTTCGAATTTTAGATTTAAGTATTCCACAATTCCATCATTGTAATCTTTTTCTTCTATGTAAATGCTAAGAGTTTCTTCATTATCGATTGAATTTATAAGTTTAAATAAATGTAACATGTTGACACCTACAATGATTTTTTCTTTGTTACATTGATAATATTCAAAGTTTTCCGCTTGTAAATGCATGTGAACCAAAATCGTTTGCGACTTATCCATATTAATGATTCGAATTCCATCTTTTTGGAATGTTATATTTGTTTCTAACAATATGTCTTTCAGCGCGACCATCAGAGTTCTAAATGGTGCTATCTGAACAGTCTTTATCATGACAACATATGGCTCATGATTCATAACAAAAATATATACTTATAAATGAAAGAATCTTTAAGTATATATATTTTCACATTATATAATATACAATGGCTAAATCAGAAACCTATTTTCAAAAAAGACTTCACAAACTAACTGACTTTGATTCAATCCGAAAACTCAAAATATTAGAGATATTTCAATACAATTTTTTTGGATTCATTTTGGTTACCATTTTTGCTTATTTTATGAACAAGCAATTTTTCAACAAAACATATACTTACTTTTTGGATAAACGCAATAATAAAGACAATTCTCATTTAGGATTTATTACATTATGCGCTGCTGTAATGCTTGAAACGTTTATTATCATAATGACACTGTTTTATATACGAAAAATTTTGTTATTGATGCCGTCAATAAGTGCAAATATAAACAAGGATTTTGTACCACTAACCGAATTTAACAATATTGTCAGTATAACACTGTCATTTCTGTTTATACAATTTTTATCCGGATACAGAGGGAAAATGTCATTAATTTTAGACTATGAGTTTAAAAAACACTTTTAAAAATCAAACGAACTCATTTCGAACGCATCATTTTTACCACTTTTTGTTGCTAACGCATAGTCACTCACCCTAGATTCAAAGAAGTTGGTTTTACTCTCAAGGGAAATCATCTCCATAAAGTCAAATGGGTTTGACGCGTTGTAAATTTTTTCATTTCCAAGTTGCACCGCAAGACGATCGCCCATAAACTCAATATATTGTCCCATCATATTAGAGTTCATTCCAATGAGGCGACACGGAAGTGCGTCACAAATAAATTCTTTTTCAATTTCAACCGCTTCGCTAATAATCTCTTTAATTTTCTTCTTTGATAGTTTCTTCTCTAGTTTGTTATATAGCAATACGGCGAATTCTGTGTGAAGCGCCTCATCTCTGGAAATGAGTTCGTTGCTGAATGTCAAACCGGGCATCAAACCACGTTTTTTTAGCCAAAAAATGGAGCAAAAACTACCGCTGAAAAATATCCCCTCAACGCACGCAAACGCAACTAAGCGAGTCGCAAAGCTTGAACGCTTGTCATCAATCCATTTTGTTGCCCACTTAGCTTTTTTCTGAATACATCCAAATTCATTAATAGCATTGAAAAGTTTGTCCTTTTCTGCTTTATTTTTGATGTATGTATCAATCAGCAAACTGTAGGTTTCAGAGTGAATATTTTCCATTGCGATTTGAAACCCATAAAATGCGCGCGCTTCAGCTAATTGAACTTCTGTCATGAACCTTACGCCGATATTTTCCAAAACGATTCCATCAGAGGCCGCGAAGAACGCCAAGACCATTTTTATGAAATGTCTCTCATTGTCTGTAAGGTCGTTCCAGTGTTCAAGATCTTTAGAAAGGTCTATTTCTTCAGCCCTCCAAAAACAATCCATTTGTTTCTTATACATTTTCCAAATTGAATCATCTTTAATTGGAAACATTACAAATCTGTTATCATCTTCGGTAAGAAGTGGCTCAATGATTGTTTTGGACATTTTGACAGAAAGGGTCTTCTAAATAATATAAGGCAAGATTTTTTTATATCAAAATTCTTGATTTAAAATATGAACGTATAGTAGTGTCTTCATGGAGCAGTCACAAATCAACCCGCACGACAATAACAAAATGAAATTAATTAAAAAACTGCTTCAAAAACAGGTTTTGAATGATGAAAAAAGAAATACTATTTTGAACATTTTAACTTATTTAGAACATCAACAATTCAACAATAAAGACGACATTCATTTAAAAAATGAAATAAAAGCATTGTATTGTATTTTGTGAATAAAATTTTGTATATATCTATATTATAGATGGTCAGAAGTAAAATTCAAAAAGATCTACTGAAAATGTTCAAAAACGTAAAGAAGATGGGTGTAAAATCATTGAAATCTACGAGTACCCTATATGTAGTATTAGCGTTAACACTAATAAATCTGTTTGTTTTTATCAATAACCAAGACAACGAATCTCTATTTTTATTTTTGGTCATTTCGTTGCTCGTATATTTTAAAACAACCAATATGATTTCTGTTTTACTGGTACCATTAATTTTAGTTAATGTTCTAATATATCTTCGTAGATTATTGATGAGTGGTCGCGAAGGATTTGCTGAAAACGCAAAAATGGAAGAATTTATAAAATTTGTTGTAACAATTAAAGATGCGCCGTCCGAAGACGATCGTGAAGGAAACAAATTCTATACAGATTATGTGAAACCGGTTATTAGCATCAAAGATAATGAAATAGATAGTTTAGAAAATGCTAAACACATATTATTACTATATAAGAAACTGAAGAAACTGACTCTGATAGCGAAGGAAAATGACTCTGATAGCGAAAGCAAATACATCACAAAACTAGTAAAACGGTTCAATGACCACTCGAATGAAACGGTTCAAACGCCCAAAGCAAAGAAGATTGAAACATACGAAAACTATGGCAAAGAAGGGGTGAGCGTGATGAGGGAGCCGGAGGAGGGGCGAGGGGGGGAAGAATCTGATGACGAAGAAGATGATTACGAAGCTGAAGCCGATGATTACGAATCCGAAGAAGATGATTACGAAGACGAATAAAAATGATTATTGTTCATGATTAAAAAATACTTTGTTGGCAACCAAATCAATAAATTTATTGAATCGTTTTGCGTCTTCATCCGGTCCGAAACGCTGACGCACATCTTTGTGCAATTTTATCGCGCCATCAGTAATGGAATCTATAAATGACGTTAATTTATTTTGGGACCAATCGGCAACTTCAGAGCGTAAGTTTTTAAACAAGGACGATTGTTCTTTTTTTTCGCTGAATAGTTTACACAATATTTTTTTTACGTATCTATGGTGTTCAACATAAACTTCATTATCAAATTTTTTTATTTTTTCGCGATTTGACTCGTAACTTCTAATCATTTCTATTACTGTTGGCGAAATATTTGTAGAATCATCATTTATGATTTTCAATATTAATTTGGAATTGTAATAACATGCAATATTTATTTTGTACAGGTCGAAAAAGTTATCGTCGGACATCAAACAATATAATCTATATAATTTATATATATATATATTATATCAAATGGCAAGCGCACGAGATAATGATATTGTCATTGAATGTTCGCCATATAGTGATAGCGAAACAGAAATAAAAAATCTTAAATCTATGTCTTACGAACTTATACCAACAATCTATGACATTTTTACTACAGGCGATTCTGTTAGTAGTTTTGTTTCAACATTCTTATTAGCCGGCGGTCTTCTAGTGCTGTTTCCATTAATATTATATATCGCGAAATATGCGAAACCATCATCTGATGGCTGGAGGTGGATGATTACACCCTCTCTTAATGTGCTATACTCTGTCCTTTTCATCATCGGATTTATTATAAGCAATTCTGAAAACGACGAAAAAATGTTAACGCCCGTATACATAGCATTTAGTGTTAGTATATTCTTGGTATTTGCCATTAATATCATAAAAATGTATACCCAGGATAATACGACAATAGATGGATACGCAATAGCAAATCTCATTTTTCCTGGTTTAGAAAAAAACAATTATGATGGATGGAGTTTCTTTTGTTTTGTCGTAGGGATTGGATTAATATTCTTATTTATATCTTTATTAAGACTGGCTAATCAACAAGCGTTTTCTCCAATCGTTTTACTAGGTTCGTACTGCTTCCTTCAAGTATTAAATTATCTATATAGTATATTGCAAAGTACAAATAATCAAAAACAAATAAAAATGGAACAGACACCCCCCCAACACTAATACTTTTTAGAGTATTTTATAAGTTCTTTCATTGTAATTATTTGGTTTAAAAGACAACATATTTTCGCGTTTTTGAATGATAGGCGCCATCTTTTTGATTGTTTCAATCTCAACAACATCTTGTTTCTTTTGTGTAATCTTCTTTGTTTTCATCAAAGCGTCCAAAACATTTTTGTTGGTGTATTTATCATAAATCCCAGATTGCAAATTATCATGTCTTACGTTTTCGTAAAAGTAAACAATAAACAAAAGAGCAACAAGTGGATTTAAATAAATAAACATTAACACAATAGAAACTGAACATAACAACAGTCCTAACGCAGAATTCATAAAATGTCTAATATCTTCTTCTACTTTTAACTCAAAAATAATAAGAACTGCTAATAAAACGGCAACAACTACATCAGCATTAATCATTTTTCTGACATTTTTCATCATTTTATTTCTTTTATATATTGAGAATATATAAAAAAATAACCCTATAATAAAGCGTGAACCCCATTTCGTAATGTCTGAAAAAGATAAAACAAGGTATTACATTGGAAAAAAAGGATACAGTATACAAAAAAATACGCTCAGCCAATCAGAAATGTATGAATTAAGAAATGAATTAACGGTCAAACCTAACTCAGGTATGCCGGGGTATAGTTGCTCAGTCTCGTATCCAGTTTACCGAGAATCCACAAATAAAATCTATATACCAAGGCATTTCGGAATAGAAAAATATGGCTCTGTTTCTAAAATTAATATTTCACAAGGAGATTCCATAAATATTAATTTTAATGGTTCGTTGTTTGACTATCAAGTAAATATTATTGACAAATATATCAAACATATAGAAACTAGTGGCGGCGGTTTGTTAGACGTTGAACCTGGTAAAGGAAAGACCGTAATGGCATTAAATATTATTTCTAGAATAAAGAAAAAAACACTTGTTATTGTTCACAAGACATTTTTGATGAATCAATGGAAAGAACGTATTCAGCAATTTCTGCCAGATGCAAATGTGGGATTTATACAAGGAAAGACAATAGAAGTTGAAGGAAAAGATATTGTTATTGGTATGCTTCAAACACTATCAACAAAGGATTTTTCAGAAGATATTGTCAACCAATTTGGATTGACTGTTTATGATGAATGTCATCACCTTAGCGCAGAAGTATTTTCACAGGTAATGATTCGCCTTAACACAAATTATATTCTTGGTCTGAGTGGAACCATGACGCGAAAAGATGGTCTTACAAAAGTGTTCAAGTGGTTTATTGGACCGGTCGTTCACAAAGAAAAGAGCGAAAGTCAGGAAGAAGTTCTCATCAAAGCCCTTTACTTTGAAGACCCAGATAATTATGAATACAATAATGTTGAAACTGATTTCAAGGGAAACCCTCAATATAGCAAGATGATATCAAAAATATGTTCCAATGAATCCCGAACAAGTATGATTTTGAATGTTATCCATCACGAATTAAAAGACAATTATGAACAACAAATTATGATACTTGCGCATAACAAAAGTTTAATCGCCGAAATATTTCACAAAGCACAAGTGTTTGAAAAAAGCGTTGGACTATATATTGGTGGAATGAAAGAAGAACAATTAAAAGAAAGTGAAACAAAAAAAATAATTATTGCCACTTATGCAATGGCATCCGAAGGACTTGATATCAAAACCCTTACGACACTTTGTATGGCAACACCTAAAACAGATGTGTGTCAAAGCGTGGGACGAATATTGCGCAGCAAACACAAACGCCCTCTTGTTATTGACATTGTCGACAAACACGATATTTTTCAAAGACAGTTTAATAAACGTAAAACTTATTATAATAAGAAGAAATATAACATTCAAAAATACCAAAATCTCACACAATATATAAACAATGACTTTATTCGTGTACCAGTAAAAACGAAAAAGGAAAAATCACAATGTCTTATTAATATTCCAGAGAGTGCTTTTTAAAAAGACAACCGTCGCATTTTAAGTTATTTATCTTGACAAAAATATTTGGATTTTCTAGTGTACAATCTTTCATCCATATTTTCAAAATACAAAACTTTTTTTTCGGGGACATTGTAATTCCATTTATATTTTCGTAATGACATTGTTCTTTTGTCAATGATTGACCGACTAATCTATAATATACTTCTTTCCATATTTTTTCAACGTCTTTACTTGCGATTTTAAACGAAAAACAACCACCATCCTTATTATTTTCATCTTCCCACATGGGTTTAACATCACATCTCATAACAAATATCATTGATTTTTTTATCAAATCATAATTTATTTCATCATTCAATAATATCGCACTTTCAGCGTCATCAAACTCAAGTATTTTGATGTAACTTTCAAGATTCCACTCGCGGTTGTCATGTAAGTGCAAGTAAAAAGTCCAGCTGCTATTTAACTTTGTAAAAGATTTCATTAACTGGTAATAAATAATATTCAATGAAATCTTTAATTCATTATTTATCTAGTTTTCATTCTTTATCACCGTCATACCCTTTTCCAAATATACTGTAAAGTAGGATCACCATATAAGTATAAAATATCAATGGGAGGAACGCAATAATCCACGACAATAATGATAGTCCGTTCATACATAAAAACTGCAAAAGTAATGTTATCAATAATCCCATCAAGGCTTGTAAAAACGCACCCTTCTTATCACCATCGAATATAGACATCAAAATATGAACGAACGAGAAGACAATATAGACAATTGCTGGCGAGCAAAATGAGCTAATAAGCATTATATATAATACAGAGATAAAGAATAAAAATAATTTATTTATAATAAGTTTAAACAAACCTACAAATAGTTATTATAATGACAGAATCTAAAAAGGAGTTCGTAAGCGTGATCAAAAGACAAACGAATTATTCCGAGGAAACCATTCTAGAAAAGTTGAAAGAGCATGAAAATAATGTGGAAAAAATTATTTTAGAATACAACGGCATTGATAATAGTCCGAAGTGTGAAAATATTACAACCAATCAGAAAATTTTCAAGGCAATACGAGATAATATGAATGAAATATCAACAAAGAGATAACTAGAGAAATAATAATTTCTTGGTTTGTTTTCGGCGTTCAGGATTTATTATTTTGTTGCCATTTGACAGCGGGTAATTGATTACTTCTTCACTCGTGTCACCATACAATCCTTCAAAATGTGTCACATGAACAATATTTTCTTCATCTTTTTCGGAAAATTTGACATTTTTCAATTTAGAAATTCCATCTTTCTCGGCGTAGTTTTTGTCAAACTGTTTTTTCAAAACATTGCGACTCATTAGTTTATTCGTCGCATCACAAAAGTGCAATATTTTATGAGAACCAACTTTGTAAAACTGATCACGATTGATCTCAATGTTGTTTTCAAGTGCGCGCTTATTTATCACATTATCTTCAAATCCCCATTGCCAATAATTTGGGAATCCATCTATTTTTTCAAAATCAGACCCTTTTATTGAAAAAATACCTCCGAGAGCGAAAGTAAAACCAAAAAAATGTTTGATTTTCCCATGTACTGTATCATAATCAAGCAAGTTTTTGCAATATGGTAAAGTATCTATATCATTGAAGACAAGTGTAATATTTGTATAGTTTTTTGGATAAAACTGTTTAATGTAAAGAAATCCTATATTTTTCATCGCACCACGATTAAACGGAAGATCATCGTCTTGTTGGATATACAATATTACATATTTTGACGAGTCGTAATCTTCAAGAATATATTTCATATATCTTTCGAAGAAGTGTTTGTGTTCGTTGCGTTCACGGTATGGTATAATGAAAGCTAACTTTAAATTGCCAGCCAGGTCCATCTAAAATATTGACTCTAAGTCTATATTGACTACATATTATATTTTTCTATAATTGTCTTGGGAATTAAATATTCACTATAATTTTCAAGTTTTTTATAACACTTGTTTATGGTAACTTCGCTTATTTTACTTGTATGATGAATGTCTTTTTTAGAAATATTCAAATTGCAATTTAGAGAAACATAATATATTATTCCTGCTGCGATTGAATGCGGCGTGTTTTCTGGTATGAGATTGCGCTGTTTGACGTTCTGACCAATAAATAAGCATAATTTAGTTAATTCCTGGTTTACGTTGAGTTTACTACAATATCTCTCGATGAAATTACACGGGGTCGTCTTGGTCATAATTGTTTTTTCATGCTCTTCAACTTGCATCTCTAAATCATTTAGAATATTCATTGCGTTTTTACAACCTTTAGTTGCGCTTGTATTATCCAAATTGAATATTGTTGCGATCTCTTTAGGCGTTCTCGGATTCTTATTTTTACTAAAGGAGATGTATATTGAAGCCGCAAGTATGCCGTCGCGATTGAGTCCACGAAATGTTTTTGCTTCGGATAATTTATTATAATAACGGATTGCTTCATCAATCATAATTTTAGGAATACCTGAATTTTTGGCAATTAATGTTATCATTTGAAAGTCGTCGTATTTTGACTTTTCTTTGTATGGCATACTTTGCCACTCTGTATACCTTTTGATTTTTCGCATTTCATAAGAAGAAGACTTGCCGCACATTACTTTACATCCAAACGACGATTCTATTAATAGCGGGTTAATGGGCATACCACAACGTGTTGGGTCAGCCATATTGTTGTCTTCTGCTCCATAATATCTCCATTCAGCGCTAAAATCTATCATGTCTTTGTACAATCGCCCGCATTTATTATTTGAACATAACAAAAACCCTTCACTAAAGTAGAGGGGGTCCTGACAACTTTGACAAATGTTTGTTTCGATTACATTGTCTTTTTCGTAAATTATTTCTATTTTTTCAGAAGAATTTTCTTCTTCGTCGTCAATTATTTTCCATAAATTACTTTTCTTATACTTTTTGTTCTTTTTGGTTTTGACAGTTTTTTTAAGATGTTTTTTGTCGGACATTTTCAAAGATATTTGTTATTCTATAATATGAATATTATTTATTTCAATTTTATTATAAATTCAAAATATAGTATATAATATATAATGGGAAATTCGCTGTCTTATAATATAAGAAATAGAGATAATAATGACAATGATACCAATAATGATAATACCGGTAATATCGGCAATACCGGTAATAATAACGAAAGTTTACTAAAGGTCATTGACGAAATTGCGTCAAACTACATGTTCAAGCAGAATGTTGTGGACATGCTGCGATTTTCTGATAGTGACTATAGAGATAATTTTGTCATTTTAACATGTCGTATTCTTGATGAAAAACTAACAAATTTGGATATAGGTGCTTTGAAAGACCGAATTACGAATACAAATGTTAAACCAAAAAATACTAACCATGGTGAACTTGTTTATTTTTCGGAGCTTGAAAAGATGAAACCGTTGTTGTACAATGAAGATAAGAAAAAAGAGGCTCTTTTGATAATTTCCAAATTCTATGTGAAAATCTTTACATTGTTCAGTAGCATCGTTTCTGTTGTTGACCCACAATATACATACAAAGATGAAAATGGTGAGGATAATTACTTTTACCTCAAAGATTATGATGATTTGAAGATGGTCGACCTCGCTACAAATAAACTAAAGTTATATCATTTAGAAAACCCACTTTCATTAGTGAGGAGACGTCTGTTTATATTAAAAAATAAACTGGAACAGCAAGATGAAAACAGCGATTATATTGTAATGAATCCCGGTGAAGAACTGTGCTCGATGAACATACCAGAAAACAACGAAGGCGATTTTAAATTATCAAATGAGATCGGTATTAAAGAGTTAGACAATTTATATTATGATTTGTACGACGAAGAAACATCAGAATGGTCGGGACGATCAAAAGAGATGGAAGAACAGTACAAGCGCGACGTTGCTTTGTTTTTCCGGATATTTACAGGTAAAAAGAAAAAGCCCGCAAATGTAACATCATTTTCAGACATTGAACTATTAGATTTTCATAATTTGCCACGATGTAAAAATAACGATTATTTTGAAGATTTGTTGGTATCAAAAAATGACGTGTTATTTCAAAAATATATTTCTAAAATCGAGGAAATACAACAAGGGACTAGGTCGTACAAAAAGCAGCTGTTATATATTCTCAAATCAATGTTTATGAAACACGAACAAAGCGGAGAAGATGATGATTCGTTTGAATTAGAATACACAATTCATCCAGAACTAGATATGAAAAAACTGTCTGAGAAACAGAAAATGGCGCAGAGTTGCATTGTTCAAATGTATACTAATTGTGAAAAAAATTTCATAGAAGCATTGTTATTGTATGAAAAAATGTATGAAAACCGTTATGGTGAATTAGTTGAAGCTCAAGTCAAAAGTTTTGCTTTTACTGGAAACAATAAGAATAATGATCTGAATGCCTCCAACAAATATTCAAATAAGCGTGAAAATAATCTTATCTTAAATGGGGATTTGTTGCTCAATGAAAAAATTAAAATGCCAAACATGTCCAGTAATCAGTTTAAGGTTTCAAACAAACCTAGCGCACAAGAATCGTCTACTATCTCCAACGCTGTTCCTGCCAATACATCCAATAATATTGAAACAGTTCCCACATCGCCTATTGAAATGACTTCCCCAGAAAAATCGGTTCAATCTGAAGTGGTGGTACCATCTATGCCAGTTCCAACTGAAAAAACAATACCTCCTCCTATTCCCGAACCATCTCCTATTATTACTGAAACGCCACCACCACCACCACCACCACCATCAACACCAATACCAACACCAATACCAACACCAATACCAACACCAACACCAATACCAACACCAATACCAACACCAACACCAACACCAACACCAACACCAATACCAACACCACCACCAACAACACCACCAACAACACCACTAATGACACCTACTGAAACCAGTAACGTTGGTTTATCTGAAAATACTATCAAATCAGAACAACCAATGGAAATGACCTCACCACAAGTTCCACAAATGAGTTTTGTTCCCAGTCCTTTGTCGTCCGAACCAATACAAGCAGAAGAGAGCCAAGAAGAACCAACTCAACAAGAACCAATACAATCTGAAGAAATACCACAAGCGAACAATAACATAAATCAAACAAATAATAACAATAGCGAGGAAACTGTAAGTACGCAGCAAGAATCTCCCAACGATTTGCAAAAAGAATTTCTTGAAAATGCTCAAAAAAGAGGACAAACCAAAGAAGTAAATAAAATTTCGTTGGGAAATTCTACGACAAACCGTTTGAATAGTAATGTTGACCAAAAAAAAGATAATTCTATTGAAAGTAGGGGGGAAAGATTAAAAAATACTTTTTCTTCGTTTTTCTCGTAAATGACGTGTAAGTTATAATATTTCTTGGATTTTCTTCAAAACGTCTTTATCATAGATAAATTTACCAGATGGTTTGTAGTCACTTTTGGTTGTATTTGCGGTTCTAGATGTTTCTGTTTTTGGAGTATCTATGAGTGTAGTAAAATTTTCAGTTGTCGTTTTATTATCAAGTGTATTTCCAAACTTGTCTATTACTTTCCCAGTTTTATTTTTATATTCATCACGAACATACTTTGGAACAACGTGACGCCAAGATATTAAAATTAGATTTGGATGTATATATTTTGTCAAAAATCCATCACGTTGCAAACACGATATCACGTATAAGAGACACTCTTCAAAATTGTAATTTGGATAACCTATAAGGACCTCTGGCATGACATAATAACAAAATTCATTATCAATTCTTTGTCTAGACGCCACCTTTATTTTATAGTGAATCTTTTCTAATAATTTGTTGAAAATATTCACTTTTTGTAAATCTGATTTTTGTTTTGTTTCATATAGTTCGTCTATATTCAAACGAGGTATATTGTTCATAATTATATATTATAGTATTTTTAATAAATATATGGATATAGACGAAGTATTAGTCAATTTAAAAGTATTAGAGCAAATACAAGTCAATCAAAAGCTAATATCTCGCGGACCATATTTGAATATTGAATATGAAAGCATTGTCCCCGAATTTATAAGAAGATGGCGCCGTCAAGATAATAGAAATGAAACTATAAAGAAAATTAATCTTGTTATAAACTCCGCACTAAAACTAAAAGAAGAAGATGATAAAATGAAAGAGCGTTTAGATACATGTTTAAAAAAAAGTGTCGCCGGGTTAAAAGCATTAAAAGAGACTTATGCCACGTGTTGTCAAACCACGGCACGTGTTGATGTTATTATTAACAAAATACAAACCTCGGCAAGTGATGATGTCATTAACGAAACAATAATAAATCCAGGAGATGATGATTAGACAAATAAAAATTGATTTTGTTTATAGTGTTATGGTAAGATATAACAATATAAAAATGAGTGAACTGATAGGAGAAATTAACTTTTCACTCAATACGAAAACCTTGACTATTGAAGAACTTCAATCTTTAGAAAAAAAATTAATCGAAGAATACAACAATGTTACTCAAGAATATAGACGTTTATTTCAAAGAATCCAAAACGAAAGTCGCAGAAAAAGACAAGAAACAATTATGACCTGTGAACACAATTATATTAGGTACGCAGAATACCACAATGAACGATACTTTGAATGCGACAAATGTGGTCATGAAAAATATTAATTTAAATGATAAACCGAGGACATAAATCTCAACAGCGTCTCGGTTTCTAGTTCGGCGTCAAAAATGTATTTTTTATCATCGCGCTCAAGAATTATGGTGGGGTATTCTTTTACATTATAGATCTTCATTAGGTTTTCATTATTATTGTCATCACCATCTATGTCTACAAAGTTGACGTTGAATCTTAGAAAATTCGTATCTTTTTTCACATTTTCCCAGATTGGTTTTGAGGTTTGACAATGTTTACACCAATCAGCATAGAAAAATAACAGGTTTGCCTTTTTTGTTTGTTTACTATCGTTGAATTCGTTGTTCTCAAGATAGCTTGGTTTTTCTTTTTGAGAGTGTAAATAGACGCGATATGCCAAAAATGACAACCCAATTGCTGTTAATGATACAAGTAAAATGGTATAAATGTATCCCATATATATAATTCATAATATATAATTACCAATAATACGAATGATTGTTAAAAATATAAAAACCGGAAAATACGAAATCATTGAAAATCACCATTCTTATTATTTTGATGTTATCTTTTCAAAATATAACATTAATATTGCGTCACCTATTAGACAGATTCATATACTTATTGAAGAAACCATTGACCGTGTTTATAAATAAAGTTCATCAAATACAATATACGATATAATTTTGCGTTGAAAAAAGTTTCTAAAAATAGTATAATGGCAACTATTAAAAAGCAAAAAAAAGTATTTACAAAAAAAGATTATAAAAGCAAAGACGGAATGTTGACCGCAGTTTGGGGTCCCGGACTATGGCATTCGTTGCACGCTATCAGTTTTAATTATCCGAACAATCCAACAAAAATTCAAAAAAAGAAATATAAAAATTGGGTTCAAAACTTGAAATATGTCTTGCCGTGTAAGTATTGTAGGACCAATTTAGTCCAGAACTTTAAAAAACTTCCGCTTTTGGACAAGTATATGAAAAATAGACATACTTTTTCAAAGTATATTTATGATTTGCATGAACTTATCAATAAAATGCTCGGTAAAAAAAGTGGTCTTACTTACTGTGACGTCAAAGAGAGATATGAGCATTTTAGAGCCAGATGCAACAAAACAATCAAAATTGATATTTTCAAGCCAAAAAAAGAAAATGGGTGTACTGAACCGTTATATGGTGTAAAATCAAAATGCGTTATACAGATTGTTCCACAGGAGACAAAATGTAAAACATTTAACGTTAATCGAAAATGTAAAACTAAACGAATGACTCAAAAGATTAAGAAGAACTTGAAGGGAAAGAACTAAAGTCGTTCAGTACCGGCATGGGCAAGTATTGTTTTGATGATGGCGATTTGTAGTTAATTACTTTCTCACATGTGAACGCTGGCTCAGGACATCTTTCACACGCTGGGCAAGGCGGACATTGACCAGATACATTTTCTGAAGAACTTTCGCGGTCATAAAATGATTGTTGTCGTTTCAGAATTTGATCGGATAAGATATTGGTGTTTCCGACCATATCTTTGTCAGAATTTACATTATTATTTGAATTGGTTTTATCGTCGCTTGACTTGACTTGATTCTCGCGATTGCCATTGTTATTAATTGTAGTATTTTCAACGTTTGTTACACTACTGTATTCTTCATTTGAAGAATTAGATACTTGGGTATCTTGGTTTATTTCAGTAGACGTTTGAATAATGGAATTCCCGTTTTCATCTACCATCCCATCGTATAAATTATTTCCGTGGTCGTGAGCGTTGATCACACTAGGACACGCAGGACAAACCGGTGGAACTACTTGCGTCTTCAAGATATATTTGCTGTCGTAGCTATATGGGTCATAATCAGTAATGACAGTGTCATGGCAACCAGGAACATTCGGCATCCCCGAGCATTTTGGTACTTCAGCTTCTGTATCCATACTTTCTATAATGTCTGAATTATAAGCAACGACCATGTTCTTGTGTACACCAACCCAAGCAAAAATAATGGTGACAATCAATAAAAGTAATATTTCAACCAGATTTGTTTTGAATAACATATATAAATTATGTATATATATATAATTTATATAATAAAATTGATTTATGATAAAGAATATTATATAAATACAAGAAACACATGGCGGAAAAGAGACCAATAATCATTGGCGTCGACGAAGCCGGACGTGGCCCTTTATTTGGTCCAGTTTATACCGGTGCTGTTGTATTGCCCGAAAATGATGAGTTATTTGACAAAAGTGTTCTAAAAGACAGTAAGAAGTTTACATCTGAAAAAAAAATAAATGAAGTAAGTGAATATATTATTCAAAATTGTGAATATTATAGCGTTGATTATTGCGATCATCTAGAAATTGACAAATATAACATATTACAAGCAACGCAGCGAAGCATGCACAAAAGTGTAAATAATGTTATCGATAAAATTATAAATCACCCTCAAAATATAGAACGTGGTGTAGACAATCATTACTTGCTACGAAGTATTGTAATTTTAGTTGACGGTAACTACTTCAAACCATTTACTTATTTATACAATGATAATTTGTATCCTATTCAATATAAGTGTGTCATTAAAGGCGATAGTTTACATAAAGAAATAAGCGCCGCGTCAATCATGGCAAAAGTGTTTAGGGACAAATACATAAAAGGTTTCGTTGAAGAAAATCCAGATTATCAAGAAAAATATGGACTGTTGTCAAATAAAGGATATGGGACAAAGGTACATATTGAAGGTATCAGAGATCACGGTTATTCACCATTCCATAGAAGATCCTTCAAATTAAAAAATATATAAATTATATATTTACATGTTGCGAATTATTTATGATTTGTTAATTGGTCTCGGGGTTGGAATTAGTATGGGCGCAACAGGCGTTGGTGCTGGTATTCTCAGCGTGCCATTGTTAATTCAAACTGGACTTACTTTCAAACAAGCCGTCTCAGTTTCTATGTTAATGCAACTTCTTCCCCAATCAGTATTAGGTGTGAGAAACTATTGGTCTGAAATAAAATGGGGCGTATCGCTAAGAGTGATATTTTCTAGTATAATTGGAATATACATCGGTTCTTTGATTGTGATGAAAAATATTGTTTCTCAAACATTTTTATACAAAATATTAACAATAATTTTATTTTTATCTTCTGCCCATTTTTACATTAATTTTTGGAAGTAATCATTTACGCAGAACACATTTCACACACTTCATCTTCTTGTTGAGTGTGCGAAATATTTTCACTGCTCAAATTGGTTGACATTTGTTTTGTCGGTTCAATTGTAAACTGTTGTGCTTGGTGCTTTGCCTTGCGCCTCAAATAGTAAATTCCTGTTTTTAATCCCGAATTCCAGGCATAAAAGTGCATAGATGTGAGATTTTTATAATTTGGGTCTTCTACCCAGAGATTCATTGATTGACTCTGACAAATGAAAGCACCCCGTTCTTTTGCCATATCAATCAAACGCTTCATTGACATATCCCAAACAATCTTGTACTTGTTTTTAATCTTCGGTGGAATAGAATTTATTTTCTGAATAGAACCCTTTTGCTCAATGATTTCGTTTTTCATGTCAACGCTCCACAATCCGGCGTCCTTTAACTCCTTCATCAAATATTTATTAATCACGACAAACTCACCCGCCAATGTTCGTCTTGAGTAAATATTGCTTGTAAATGGTTCAAAACACTCATTATTTGCCAAAATCTGTGCGGTTGACGCAGTTGGCATTGGCGCGACACATAAGGAATTCCTTACGCCAAACTTAACAATTTCTTTTCGCAGTCCGTCCCAATCATATGTGTCGCTTGGTTCTACTCCCCACAAATCAAATTGGAATTTACCTTCACTCAATGGCGAACCGGCAAATGTGGAGTATGCTCCATTATGCATATTTTGAACAAGTTTGTCTTTCATGGATGGGTCCATATCTTCATATTTGTTAACGTTCGTACCATATTTTTCTTCTTGAGATTTGATGTATTTGTCGATAACATAATAATAATCTGCGCCAAATACTTCGCGAATACATGACTTTGCCGAATGATAGTTTTCTGTTACATGCTCTTCAATGTCAGGATTGCCGCAACTAAAATATTTAAAATCTGGATCATAATAATTATGACGGAATATTTCTACGAACCATTCAAAATATCCAGGGATATTTTTGAACAAATCAAACATAAACTCTTGTTGTAGAATCAAAACACTAGCATTTCTGGAGCGAGACAATTCATTGCTCTTTTTCAACGAAGAATAGTAAATCGTTTCAAATATATTTTTGTTCACTTTTTGAGCCTCATCGCTGTCAAAATCAATATCCATCTTGGCAAACGCATCTGCTAGACCCTGAACGCCAATGCCGATTGGACGATGGTTGAAGTTACTACGTTTTGTTTTTATCGTCGGATAAAAGTTCACATCAATGATTTTATTCAGATTTTCGGTAACAATACTTGTCGCCTTTTCCAATTTTTCATAATCAAACTCTTTTGATGTTTCATCTACCATGGAACTAAGACTAATAGATGCTAAATTACAAACAGCGGTTTCGTCCTTGTCGCTGTATTCAATAATCTCCGTACACAAATTTGAGGATTTGATTACACCAAGATTCTTTTGATTCGATTTCATGTTTGAAGCATCTTTGTACAACATATATGGAGTACCTGTTTCCATTTGGCTGTCCAAAATCTGAAACCATAGCTCACGCGCTTTCATTTTTCTTTCATATTTCTCCTCTTTAACGTAGTTCATATATTTTTCGTCGAATTCTTCACCATAACAATCAGATAGTCCTTTGCACTTATTTGGACACATCAAATACCAATAATCATCTGTCTCTACCATTTTCATGAACAAATCCGGAATCCATAGCGCATAGAAGAGATCGCGAGCACGCATTTCTTCATCTCCATGATTTTTTCGCAATTCAAGAAAATCTTCAATGTCCGCATGCCATGGCTCCAAATACATGGCAAAACTTCCACTTCGTTTGCCACCGCCATTGTGGACAATACCATTGTGAATCATATAGTTATGTTCCTGTTTCATTTGAAGATCATACAACACGCCGTTGTATGTCTCAGTTTCAATTGATTTGATGCGGGTAAATAAATATTTTTCATATTTCAAGAACTTGACGAAAGAATCTTTTGGTTCTTCTATGTTCAACAACTCGCAAATACCTTTTGTTTTTGGCACTCTTAAAACATAAGAGATCTTTTTAGTTGTAATAAATTCTCCGTAACGAATTTCATGGGTCTCTCCTCGCCTATCGCGAATGTATCCAGATGACAATGTTTCCATTTTCATGAGCATGAACCGCATTTGCTCAATCAGAACGCGCGAAGTGCTGTCAAATACGACTTCTTTGTGCAAACATCCATCACTCATCAAAAGTCCCTTCACAATATATTTAACCTTATTTTTAGGTAAGTTAATCATTCGCGTACAAACACTTTTTTCTTTATCAAAGTTGTATATATCACCATACTTGAATGGGAAATCAACACCGCGTGTCCAAATAATCTTTGTTGTGTTGCCATTTTCATTTCCATTATCACTGATGGTATAACGAATAAGTTTATGATCCAAATAACGTTTAAAGAATTCAATTTGCTCTGACTTTGTATGGGTTCCAAATGTAATTGAACACTGACGATTCGAATTACTCAAGTATCCATCTCCCAGCATGAGTCCATAAGCATAACAGTCGTCTTGCGTAATGTGTTCAACATCTACACTGTGTTGTGGAATGCTGTAAGCAATAATAGAATCTTCGTTCAAATTATTTGCTTCGTTGTACTCAATGTGCGCCAAATTTTTAGAAAGCCTGTTCTTAATTACCTTAAACGAAGTTCCCTTTGGTTGATTCAATACTGACAAAACCGGATGTTCTCTTGTGATTTTCATTGGCTCAATAGAGTGCATTGTTGAAATGCTCAAAATATCACCACTGTAAGCATGCTCCAAAACATTGCCCACAACTTCAAGAGCACCTTTTTCATTGTAAATATGGTCAACCCCGGTTTCCAAATATTGAATCTCCTTCGGACCGTTCATCGTATAAATATAAGTTTCTGGAACTATGCATTGATCAACATAGCGCGCCGTGTTATTGAAAACCTTCAGCATTGGTACCAATCCATTTGATGAACCATTTGTTCCTACGATTTTGGAACCTTTTGCGCGAACATCATGAATATGCAACCCAATACCACCAGCCCATTTGCTGATAGATGCACAATCATGTAACGTATTGAAAATGCCATCAATTGAATCATTTTCCATTCCAATCAGATAACACGAACTCAACTGGGGGCGGGTTGTTCCAGAGTTGAATAGAGTTGGCGTCGCATGAATAAATAGTTTGTTTGAAAGTCCGTGGTAACTTTCTTCCACCTTTTCTAAATCTTCGCCATGAATTTGAATTGCTACACGCAACCAAAGATGCTGAATGCGCTCATAAATCTTTCCATCAAACTTCATCAAATATGCGCGCTCCAATGTTTTAAACCCAAAATAGTCAATCAAATAATCATTCTCGTTGTTTATAAATGTTTTGAAATGTTCGCCATGTTTCTCAATAATACGCATAAACTCTGAACTCAAATATCCGCCATCATTGTTATAGATTTTAGTGTAATTCTCGGTAAAATCATCATTTGTTTCTTTTTGATGATTCGAAATACACAAATGACTGGCTAGATTATGATATTCGTAGTCCGTTGACGCAAGAGAGGCACATACTTGACAAAGCAACTCGTCAATCTCAGAAGTGTGAATATGATTATGTAGCTGATCAATAATCTTATTCACAAGTTGCGAATGATTAATGTTATTTTCAAATTTTTCACCAATTTTCTTTGTACGTTCTAAAATTTTCTTGAACGACAGTTTCTCTTGCGAACCATTGCGCTTGATGACGTACATTTCAATATCGTCGTCAGCCATATTTTCTGGGTATTCATGTTATAATCAAGATGAGTTTAAATCAATTTTATCTCTTATGTTGAAAAAAATATTCGGGTTCGGGTTAGCATAAAAATAATATCGGAAAGCATTTATCGTGGTGGTATAAATGAGTAATTGCATATAATCCAACCCACTGGACAAAAACAACATGAACTATTTCGCATAATATTTTATATTTTTTCAAGAAGCGATTGTTCAATAAAAAGACAAATAGAACAAATGATGCGTATTTAAACACAAAAAAGAATTTTAATCCAGAATATATAAAAAAGAACGAATTTGTTGTAATATCTAAAAAATATAGTGAATTATTATTTGGGAAACTATGAAATAAAAAACCGTTCACAGCAATAATGAACATTCCGTGCGAGTTGTAGTAAAATGACAAAACAACATACGGAATGAGTCCACACAGTGAAATAATATTCATCACAATTATAGCCATAACTTTATTAATAACCTTTAAACCACCTCTTCATATAAAAATTCTCGCTTATTTCGGGGTCCATCTCAAAACAGTAGACAACCGAGCCGTTTATTTTAGAAGAGATTGGAATCTGGTAACTGTCGTCAACCTTACCAAGTTGTGTAATTTTACCTAAAAACATGATATCGTTCTCAGAATAACAATGAAAGTTTTTGGGAACGATTGATAACCAAATATTTCTCCCAAACAAATTTGAAACTATATTTGTATTGATCTTATTAGTGTCGTTATACAAATTCCATTTACCGCGCAATATATCTTTATTGCTATAAACACTGGTCCATGTTTTATTATTGAACAATTCTACAATATTTATTTGATTTGTGTGTGTATTCTCTATCATCCAAGTACCAGTTACATTTTCTTGTGTCAAATAGACAAACTTATCAACATCAGTATTATTCATAATTGTAATATTGTGAAATTGTTCAAATAACGGAACAATTGTAAAATTGCTAAGATAACAAGGTGCTTTTTTACCTTCGCAAACGGTTCCGTTGATTTTCAGGGTGTTATTGATTACTTTTCCATAATAATTTTTGTCTTTTATATTAAAATAAAACTCATCTGTTTTTTCCATTATCTCCCACCCACCAACATATTCCGAATACGCCGTAGGATTTATATTAATCGTTTTATATACAGCCCCATGGGGTTGTAAATGTATAACATCTCTTTTGTCTTTTTCATATATTGCCCACGAACCTATAAAGGAATCTTTATGCAACGTACATTTCATATTTAAATCACATTTTCTATTCATCGCAGAATTAAATAAAAAAGACAAGTTTAACAGTTTTAACTTCATTTATTATTAAAACTGTTTTGTGTTTAATTATTTTTACCATTTAACCTAAAACAATAACCTCTGTTTCTTTTTGCTCTTTGGGTTTATTTGAATCTCTCGTTTTTGCCTTGTATTTGAGATAAGATTCTGGAACTTTTCGCTCTTCAATCACCTTCTCCCAAAACTCCCGGATTTTTGGTAAGGCACTTGCAAACCACTTCTTGTTTCGCGGAACATAGACACAAGAAAATGTGTCCAATTTCCAGTAAATATTCTTGAACCATCTGTATCCATTATGTTGTAGTTTAGCATCTTCAAATCCATATTTTTTGTAGACGCTCTCCGTAAATTCTTCCATAAATTCTTCCGAATTATTGAACAATGGCATATATTCATAAACCAATTCAACGTTGTCTTTTATTAATACGATAATCATACCCTTTTCTACTTTATAATTGTCCTTTTTATATTCACTATAAGACTCGTATTCTTTGAATTTCGTCTCGACAAAGTCGCAACTATCCAGCTGACATACTTCCATTTGTAGTTGCATTTGAATATAGTAATCCATTTTAGGTGTTTGTGTTATTTCGCGAGTCGTCGGGTTCTTGATCTCAATCATTCTTCCATTGTTTCTTTTTGATGTCACAATACCATCTGGCGATGCTGCCAGGCAAGGAATTATAGAGTGCTCTATACAACCAAATTCTTCCACTTTCACGTCATTATAGTATTCGTACAAGAGAACTGATAGTGGTTCATATTTATGCCCCCAGTTCATCGGCATTTGATCGTTCAGATTTGGTCGCACTTCAGCGTTTTCGTTTACTGGTAGTTGATGAGCACTTATTTTTTCGTAATACAACTGATTTCGCGTTGATTCTGTGCCAAATATTTTCCACAAATTACTTCCAGTCAAGTGCTCATTGCGAAATGTATGCCATTCTTTTGTTCGTTGCTCCGGTTGTGGACATTGTTTTAGGCGTTCAATTTGAGCTTCATGTTTACTTTCAAAATAATCAAACTTATGCAATTCCGATTTATGGGACCTCCAAACAAGCTCCCCCTTTCCTGTCAACGAATCAATAACTTCGTGATAATGTTTGTCAAATTCTTCATAATTTATGTTTTGAAACGACTGGTACACTTCCGCCTTAAAATTTTCTTCAAACTTATAGTCATGATATTGTAAATTGTCTAAATTATTGACAATATCAACAACAACGTTTTTAATTGACTCAATTAAATTCACTTTATCTTCTTGTGTCTCTATAGATATCTCTGACTCATCCATGTTCATTACTTGAATATAATAAATAGTTATTGTTATATTCAATTTTTATTTAAATTTTCAATATATCGGGTTTATTTTTTGTCACCATTCTGTTTCTTCGTTTTTCGTTGACTTTTCTTATTGACTGCAGACAAGTTTTTGTTCAATGTAAACCGACGCGATTTTCCATTGAATAGCAGCGCGGGAATTTCTTCAATCATCCCGGCTTCTTCATCATAAATGAGTTCGGACGTTTTGACAAGTTTCTTGCGTTCAAGAAGTTTGTTCACAAACGCGTTAAGGATTGATATTTCATCTTCATTGAGTGAATATTCATCAACATAATGGTTCGCAATAAATCCTTCGATTTTTTTCAGACGCTCTGTTTTAGATAGCTTATTCCAGGACTGCTTTTCATTTGCGGTTTGCTCTTCTGAGAGAAATTTGTCTAACTCTTGTTGGCTAGATTCATGATCTATTTTTTTATCAATATCTTTGCCAGTCATGATCATTGTTCGGTATTTTAACGAGTTATATTCTTTACATTCTTTACCTTTCTCAGCATTCATAATCATATATTGTTAATAGTCTTTTAAACATTAATAATCATTGTTATAAATATAAAGAAATGAAGCAAATATGTTTCAATTCAAACAACTTGAAAAATTCAAGTCTCTCTCATGATGACGAATATTTCAATATAGACAACCAGTTACAATACTTACTTCGCTTCGAAAAAAACGAGCTCGGCGATATTTCACTCAACAAGACGATTAAAAGAGAAATTAGCAAAAAGATGTCATCCTATAAATCGCAAGACAAAAAAAATGGAAAGTATGATGACGAGCAGCATATTTCATATCAACAGTTGCTAAACAAACTCACATCATCTGAAATGAAATGTTACTATTGTAATTCAAACCTATTTTTACTGTACCAAAAACGCGGGGAACCTATGCAATGGTCGTTGGAGCGGTTTGACAATAATCTTGGTCACTATGAGTCAAATACATGTATCAGTTGTCTAAAGTGTAATTTACAGCGGCGGACAAGTAATCACGAATATTTCAAATTTTCAAAAAACTTGTCAATAACAAAGATTTAGTTTAGATTTTTACCATTATCCCTTGTGAACGGATGAATCCAAATGGTGTCAGAACATCATTCTGTACACGTTCGTCTGCGATAAAAGAAACGAGTTTATTGTCATTTGAGATATTGCCAACATGATTGATACCTTTCAATAATAACGACTGTTCCACAATTTGTTCATCGTCTTTACTCGCCAGAGCTTCTATAAAGAAAACACTGTTGTCAAATAAAAATGACTTGCAAGAAATTACAATGATTCCCAGCACATTCATTTCTGCGTCAATATTAACAAAAGAGTGCGTCGTGCAAGACAATTCAAATATCTTATTCTTTTCTAATGAATGTCCCAGCAATTTAGATATTTGTTCATTAATATAACTGACTACACTCAAACTTGTATCTTTTTTGAGCAAATCTTTTAATGAGTGAATCATTATTCATAAAGGAAATAAAAACATTTAAATACTTTTGATATAAGTAAAATTATCAATGACCTCAAAAATATATAGTCAAAATGATGTATTATTAAACAAGTTGTTGAACTTTTATTACCAAGATGATAATTTAAATGTGATGCTATCTATCATCAATGGTACGTCCAAAGTTTCCTTGCGTATTGTAGACTGGTTTTCTACAAATTATTCCAAAAAATATTATACCATATACGAAACTCACAATAATCCTAGATTCAAAGTATATGAAGATTACAAGTTGAAACTAAAAGCCTATAGTAAGAAACGATTTGATCCATTTTGTCGATGGGACCGAATTCAAGTTCCAATTACAGAAAACAGCGAATATTGTTTTGAAACCACCATTGGTCAGTTAAATTTTTTCAAATGGGCGTTAGAGAACAGAATTATTGATTATATTCAAAATAACTATATTGACATTGAAACCGATATGAATGAAAATAACAGCATTTCAAAGGCGAAAACTACGAAAAATGAAAAAACTCGCAAAAAACGTGAAGAACTTTCTGTCAATGCGATCAAAACATTCAAAAAAGAAAAGGTAGAAATTACTGTAACTTTCAGTTAAAAAAATAACACCACATATTATTTATGACATGGGAAATATACAAAGTAATACAAAAGTAAATTTTGAATATATGCAAAATTGTATAGAACACCCAGATTCTCAAACTGTTATAAACGTTTTAGATAATGATTCGCAACACTGTTTGATACACACGACTGTTCATGCGAGAGAAGAAGAAGAAACCATCAATTCTCACTTAAAAAGTGACAAAACCAAACCTATTATTATTTATGGACGAAATTGTTGCGATGAAAAAGTTGTCAGAAAGCACAAGCAACTTCTCACTTACGGATTTAAAAATGTAAAAATTTATTTTGGCGGATTATTTGAATGGCTGTGTCTACAGGACATTTATGGAAAGGAACAATTCAAAACAAACGGCGATGAACTAGATATATTGAAATACAAATAAAAAGTTAAAGATAAAAAGTGAGAATACTTATTATGAATTTTCTTCAACAAACAAAACTGACAGAAGAAGAGTGGAAACAATTAGAAGAACCAATTCAAAATGAAAAAGAAATTTTGATTTTGAATATGATTCAAAAAGGATATTTTGAAATAGATGTCAAGTGTCAAACACACATGACGCTGAACCATTACTTGAAGTTAGATAAAAAGTTTGATCTAGAGATATTCGTTGGATTATTGCGAGACATTCTGGGGGCGAGTAATAAGAAGAATATTTTGAATATAGACAATCTCATCAAAGAAAAGTCAAAACCATCCAAAAAAGTGAAAATGACCACTTCTGAAAAAATAAAATTAGAAAACTCTTTCAACCTGTTAAAAGATGGATTCAATGACAATATTGTGGAATACAAATTGTTGAATGAACTTCAAAAGTTCTCAAAACTGTTATACAAGGGAAAGAGCATTCAAAGTGATAAAAAGTGTCTCATTCATTTCATAAATATTTTTGTCTTACAAAGAGAATTCAAAGACAAATTGAACACTCAATTGTTGGAAATTTCCGAGTTTATTGTAGCTAAATTGTTGCCTCAAGTCAATACTCAAATGGTGCTGAAAAATATTTCACTTCTTTATGAACACAACAAAATGTTTGATTATAAAACACTTGAATTGTATCAACATCAAAAGGAGATTTTTAATATTTTCAGACAAAACCGGGATACCCCAAAATTTGTCTTTTATTGTGCTCCGACAAGTTCCGGAAAAACATTAACTCCAATCGCATTATGTCAAGATTACAGGGTCATTTTCATTTGCGCTTCAAAACATATTGGATTAAGTCTGGCAAAAAGCTCTTTTCATATGAAGCGGAAAATTGGGTTTGCCTTTGGTTGCACCGACCAAGAAAATATTCGCCTCAATTACAATGCGGTGCGTTCGTATAGTACAACCAAAAGTGGAAGGAAAATACCGAATCATAAAGATGGAGTAAACGTTGAATTGATGATATGCGACGTTTTGTCTTATGAGAGTGCTATGAACTACATGAAACAGTTTAATGATACCAGTAATATCATTTTGTTTTGGGATGAACCCACAATTGGGCTTGACGTCCGAGAAAGTCATTTGCATAATATCATCAAGAAAAATTGGCAAATCAATACTGTACCGAACATTGTATTTTCGTGTGCAACATTGCCAAAAGAACACCAAATAAAACCGATTATTGAATCCGCAAAAGACAAATTTAAAAGGTTGCAATTTCATTACATTGAAAGTGTAGACCAAATATCAAATATTCGTTTATATGACATTGATGGAAATGTTATTATTCCTCACGAACATTTCGTTGATTACGAAGAGATGTGTGCATTTTTGAATTATCATGGAACCAAATACTACAAGTTTTTTGATTGTAATGAATGTGCCAAGTTTTTGGTATTTCTTGACAAAGAGTTTTCTTGTAATTATGTTGATTCTAACTTTTGTCTTTTGGAAGATATTTCAACCTATAAAATTAAAGAGGTTTATGTTTCTGTTTTATTGGAACTTGGAAGTGATAAATGGAATAAAATCAAGGAATTATATGAAAGAAAAAAGACAAAGTCAAATGCAAACGATCTCAACAAAGAACATGTGGGAATTGATTTAACTACGAAGAATTCGTGTACCTTGACAAATGGACCCACCTTGTTTGTGAGCGACAATGTAGAAAATGTGTGTAAATATTTGCTTATGAAAGCGAACTTGGATAAAAATACGTTGTCTGGTATTGAAAGCAAAATAGACAAGAATCGTAAGATACTGAAAAGTTTGATCCAAATGAAAAATGATTATGAAGACAAGATTGAGTGTTATAAAGATTGTGACAAGATTATGACAGACATGCGATTTCCACCGGAAGTCATTGAGCTGCATAATAAAATAGAAAAGACACAGAGTGAACTCCTCTCGTTGTCTCTTGATAATATTTATAAACCAAATACACGGAGCCATTACAAGAAATGGTGTTTGGAACCAGAATTAACTTACGAAGACAGTGACATATTTTCATCTTCATTGAGCGATGAAGATATCAAGGAAATCATAGAATTGTATAACATCAAGACGCTTTACAAGCTGATGATGATGATGGGCATTGGTGTCTTTTCGAACAGTATCATGAAAGAAACAGAGAATAAAACTGTCCAAGAAGACAACAACAAGTATATAGAGACGATGAAGGGTTTGGCAGAACAAAAGAGTCTTTACCTGATCATTGCAAATAGTGATTACATATATGGCACGAATTATCAATTTAGCCATTGTTACTTGAGTAAAGATATGAAGAACCTTACTCAAGAAAAAATTATACAGTGTATTGGTCGGATAGGAAGACAAGAGAAGAATAAGCATTTTAGTTTTCGGTTCAGGACACAAGAACATATTGATACATTTTATGGCGTGAATGAAAATAGCATTGAGGCGGAAAATATGAATAGGTTGTTTTCTGTTTAACCATAATATATACAACTCATAATAGAAGATTTAATCAGAAATACGACTTGTATGTAAATATTCAAACTCTGGAAAAAAGATCTTTGTCCAGTATCAGGAATATTAAAAATTTTACTTAAAATGCTGACTTATCTGTGAATATTAATTTCCAAATATGTTCTAAAACAAAACCATTTCTATTTTCACTAATCAACCATTCGCGCAAATTAATATAAAATTTTTTTTCATGATTCAAAATAGATTTTTTATGACAAATAAAAAAGGCACATGTTTCAGTAGTATATCGTTTGGGTAAATGAATGCCATGTTTTTCGCAGCATATTTTTATAGAATCTTTTGACGGAAATGTATGTAAATCGTATATACCATTAGTAATTGTTCTTAGAGCAGGACTACCACCTTCCCTCCATGATGATGGATACAATGCAAATTGTTTTTTTTTATTAATAATATTATTGCAAAAATTAATAAATTTATTATAATCACCTATATGATTATTAGTATCATCTTGGATAAAAACCGTGTATTCGGATAAGTTATTATAATTATTTATTATATGATTTAAATAAGTTTCACCTTCTCTGCCTATATTATTTAAACGCTTTTGTGTTGAATTGCTTTTTAGTATTATTTCATAGCCAGATTTATTATAAATCATAACATTATATTTATACAAAAAATTGTTTTCAAACAAATCTAATAAATCTAAGAATTTTTGGTTATTATAATAAGATACTATAATATCGCACGTCATTTCATTTATACAATGCTCATTAATAGGGATAAACCCCTTATTAATGAACATACCCAATGGACACCATTTAGGTTCTTTATTCAAAAAGTATACATTCGAAAAAAAACCTAAATATCCAATTACTGCTGAAAATGAACCGTGAGATAATACAATATTTTTACAAGTACTACCAAATTGAATTGTTTCAATTGGGCTTTTCTGAATGAAAATAACCGATGGATATAAAATTTTTATTTTTTTTATCAAATCGTCATTGAAATTATCAGAACCAATATATATATTATTATATTTTAGTGATTTGATACATTGTATGTAATAGTCTATTCCTACATTCCATTTTTTTGTATCGGTTAGTCTAATATGTAAGAATAGATCATTATTATTTTTGTATCGACCCTTATAAGGATTTTTATCCATAATATTTTCCATGTTATTAGTCAAATGTTTATGTAAAACGGTAGTTATTTCTTCACTTTGAAAATAACTTCTCATAAAATCAAAATTAGCATTATTTTGAATGTTATTATAGAAATAGTTCATATAATTTTCATCATTTATTGGTATAGTTTCATCATAATTTTTATTACCTATAAATAATTCTATTCCTAAGTTATTATTTATATTATCATAATTAGAATATTCCACGTATAAATCATATTTTTCAGCAAGAATACTTAAAGCCAAGTTACGTATAATTTGGTTACACAATCTTCCATTAGAGGTTCCGTTAACATTAATTGTTATGGACATCTGTATCAAAATATAGTCATGTATCTTTAATTTTTTTTTTTAAATTATACTCTAAAAATAAATGATTTACTCACACGTAGACTCTCTACTTGGTTATTGCAAATAGTGATTACATATATGGCACCAATTACCAGTTTAGTCATTGTTACTTGAGTAAAGATATGAAGAACCTTACTCAAGAAAAAATTATACAGTGTATTGGGCGAATTGGAAGACAAGAGAAGAATAAGCATTTTAGTTTTCGGTTTCGAACACAGGAACATATTGATACATTCTACAGCGTGGTTGAAAATAGTATTGAGGCGGAAAATATGAATAGGTTGTTTGTTTAACATATTGACATCTACGCTTTATATAAATTTAAAGATAAAGCATAAATTTATTATATCATGTCTGGAAAAAATATTGGATTTTTTGTAAGGCATTTTACAGAAAGAGGAACCGAAGTTGCTATATATGATTATGCAAACTATAACGAGAAAATGTTCAATAATAGAAGTTTTATAATTTGTTTTACTCCGGAGGCACAAAAGAAAATGAAACTCCCAACGATAAGACATTCATACGAAAAATTTGATTCTAGATTTAAAATTATAGAAATCAATTCTATTGATGACATGAAACATGTAATTATGAAATATAATTTAACATATTTCTATACATTAACTCATGGTGGAAAAGACATCTACAAATTTAATGATAGTAAAATTTGGGGAAAGTGTAAAACAATTAAACATTGCGTTTTTAATACTAAAGTTCAAGATGCCGATATAAACATTTCCATTTCAGAATGGGTCGATCCTAAAGGTAAAATATTGCCACATATGATAGATTTACCAAACCATGTTTTAAATCTTAAAAGGGAATTAAATATTCCAGATAACAAAATAATAATAGGAAACTATGGAGGTCCTACATCCTTTGACAATCCGGAAGTTCATAATGCTATTATAAAGTATTTGTCGAAAAATGATGAAATAATATTTTTGTTTATGAATAATAGTGTTTTCAAATATAAACATAAAAATATAATAAATTTAGAAAGAAATCTAGACTTAAACCACAAAGTGAAATTTATAAATAGTTGTGATGCAATGATACACGGACGAAAACATGGAGAAACATTTGGATTAGCTGTTGGTGAGTTTTCAATAAAAAATAAACCAGTAATAACAAGTAAAACCCATGGTGATAAGCAACACATTGCAAATTTAGAAAACAAAGCCATATTATTTGATTCTGAAAAGAATTTGATTAATATTTTTGCTGATATCAAAAATATAATAAATTCACGTAATGATTGGAACGCATATCATGATTATTCGCCAGATAAGGTTATGGAAAAATTTAATACAATTATCTTTCAATAACAAATATAAACCGATTATTTGTTTTATGTTAATGTGGTTTGTTTTCATCCAACCGATAATTTAATAAACTTTCAAACATTTCAACCGGATTTCTTATGACTGTAAAACAAATATAGACATCATTCAAAATTTCTTGTTTATGACCGTTATTTTGAATATTCAAAATGCCGATATTATTTTAGTTTAAACAAAAAACATTATTATATACCATATGTTCAACCATTTTGCTAAGCTGAAAGATATGGGATATTACCCAGATGCTATATTAGATATAGGCGCAAATCATGGTAATTGGACGAGTGGTATGTTGCATATTTATCCAAAATCAAAATATTACCTATTTGAAGGTATTAATTATGAACAATTAAATAAATTTCAAAATAATCCAAATATATATGTAACAAATGAATTATTAAATGATAAAATAGAAGAAGTTGATTGGTATGAGGAAAGAAACACCGGAGATTCATTCTTCAAAGAAAAGACCCATCATTTTTTGAAAACCAAGCCAATTAAAAGAAAAACAATAGATTTAAACTCAATTATAAATAGAGATAATATTCTAACAAATGAGAAAAATATATTTATTAAGATAGATTGTCAAGGGGCAGAAATACCAATATTAAAAGGTTCTAAAAAAATATTAAGCAGAACAGATTTTATAGTTATAGAAATTCCTTTATTCGGACAATATAATGAAGGTGTTCTGAATTTTTTAGAACATATAAAATTTATGGACAGTATAGGATTTATTGCATTTGATATAGTTGATAAACATTATATCAATGGTTTTAATATGCAGATTGATATGTTATTTATAAGTAAGAATCATGAAATGAATAAAACGGTTCAGACAAAATTATATTAAGTTGGTGTAAAATATCAGAAACATCTTACAAAAATATACAATATTGATATGAAGAACAAAAATAAATTCTTTAAAAATTAGGATTTCTTATGAATTTATATCAGACCTTTGAACATTTGGTGTGACTTTATCTCAGGATATATTTGAAATACATATTGGTTATTAACTATTTTTATGTTGTGTTATGATATATTCATAGAATGAATTCAATAATATTTATTCATATACCAAAAACAGCGGGCTCAGCGATCGGTTATTGCCTTAGAGATATAGGAGCTCTTAAACATGGTTATGGATTTTCTCATGTTATAGCACGAAGAATAGTAAAACAATGTGATAGTAAATGTGTTATAATGGGTGTTGTTAGAAATCCATATGATAGATTATATTCAATATATGAGTTTTATAAGAAAAAAAGAACTGATATAAAAAAAAATGTCACATTTGAAAATTTTATTATGACCTACAAGAATTATGAAAAATATGTATGGGCTGATACTTGCCATAATTATTTGACCAATAAAGATGGGAAGCTAATGACAACTGATATTATCAAATTCGAAAATTTACAATCAGAATACGATATGTTTTGTAAAAAATATAATATAGAAAATAATCTGATTGAGCGCAACAAAAATGATTTAAAATATAATAATGTTCGCTGGGACAAATTATACACCGAGGAAATGCAAAAAGAAGTTAATAGAATATTTAAAAATGACTTTGAAACATTTAATTATAGTTATTCAGAATTTCTTAAGTCAAAAGGGACTTGATAGAACAAAAAGCATCCATTTACATAAGAAAAGCCTAAAATGAAATGATTCCGTTCAATATAAAAAATTATATTGTTCTACAAATACAAATGACAAAAATTATAGATACTTTTACTTTTTACAATGAATTAAAAATGTTAAAATTTCGTTTAACTGAATTGTATGACATCGTGGATTATTTTATCATAGTGGAGTCTACTTATACGCACAGTGGAAAAAAGAAAGACTTATATTTCGAAAAAAATAAAGAATATTTTACACCTAAATTTAATGATAAAATTATTCACATTATCGTAGAAGATATGCCAAATGATGGTAATGCTTGGCATAATGAAAATCATCAAAGAAGATGCATTGATCGTGGAATTAAAAAATTAAATTTAAAGGACGACGACATTATAATCATTACTGATTGCGATGAGATACCAAATGTTAAAACATTATCTAGATTCAAACATAATGGAATGGGTAATGAAATATACAGTTTAAATATGGAAATGTATTATTACAATTTAGAGTGTCGTGGAACAGATTGGAGACACCCAAAAATATTAACACATCAAACATATAAACACTCAAATGACCCTGAGGCTATAAGAATGAGAACTGCGAAACCTATAAATAATGGAGGATGGCATTTCTCTTATTTCGGTGATGTAAATTTTATTAAGAACAAATTACAAAATTTTGCGCATCAAGAATATAACAATGATAAATTTTTAGATGATGAAAAAATAAAAAGGCAAATTGAAAGTTGTGGTGATTTATTCTTTAGAAAGAACAACCCACACGGTTTCAAACGTGTGAAAATAGAAGAAAATAAAAATCTACCAAAAAATTATAAAATGTTACTTTGAAATTAGAGTAGAACGGCTTAAAATACAGATCATCAATATATAACTTAAATATTAATTATAACTTTATATATTGATGATTTACATAATAATCACAACATGCATAAATAACAAATACGGGGTAAGAAATGATATCAATAGACAAAATCGATATATAGAATGTATAAATCAGTTATTAGTTTTAATCAAGAATAATGATAATTTACATCCTATTATTGTTGAAAATAATGGCAAGAGAAACACTTTTTTAAATAATTTAGATTGTGATGTTGTTTACACAGAAAATAATAAATATAAATTTCATCATAAAGGGGGTAATGAGTTATTAGATATAAAAGGTGTAATAAGTAAATATAATATACAAGACGATGATATGATTATAAAATTAACAGGTAGATACAAAATAATAAATTCTAATTTTATTGACCTGATTATAAATAATTGTGATAAAACAGATGCCTTTGTTAAATTTTTTAATGTTTGTACAAAAAAATACCACAATAATAAAGACGATTGTGTATTAGGATTATTCGCTTTAAAATGTAAATATGTAAAAAAATTTGACTATAAATATAAAAAAAGTGCTGAATGTGAGTTCGCCGATTATATTAAAGAAACTATTGATAATAGTAAATTACTATCTATCAGGGATTTATCATTAGAATGCTGTTTTGCTGATGATTTACGAATATTAATTGTTTAGATAATAGGGGTTAAATGTTTTATTCATTAACAGACATAAAGATAAAAATAGAAACATCATAATATGAACGAAACAGATAACGAAACAAATTGTAAATTTGTATCAACAAGAGGTATTGCCAAAAATTGCGATGTTTATCCAAAGCCAATCATTCCTGATACATACAGAATTGATCTTAGAGACTATGCTAAGATTAAAAACAATGATGTTGTTTACGTTATTACAACTACTTTACTACAGTTTGTCAAAATTATATTGCCTCAATTAGAAAACAACAATATAAAAATTAAACTTGTTACCGGTTCATCCGATGTAGGAGCACCTTATGAAATATCGGCTCGTACAAGAACAAATCTTTTGGAGATTTTAACAAAGAGTCATTCCATTATTCACTGGTTTTGTCAGAATTATGACTCAAAAGAAGAAATTCTAAATATTATCCCGATACCTATAGGATTGGATTATCATACTTTATATCAAAATGGGTTAAATCATGAATGGGGTAGTTATGCTACTCCCGTACAACAAGAAACAATATTAGATTCTGTTGAAAATAATTCAAATGATTTTGAAGACAGAATAAACAAATCGTTTTCATTTTTTCATTTTTTTATGTTGAATCGTCATGACAAAGATCGCCATAAAGCAAAGTATGTATTAGATAACAAACAAGAAAACGATTTTATGGAAAAAAAGATGAATCGTACTGAAACATGGAAATTATGTTCGCAATACAAGTACATTATTTCACCCCATGGCAATGGATTAGACTGTCACAGAACTTATGAAGCAATGTGTTTGGGATGTATACCTGTGGTTCGTTCGTCTTCCCTCGATTTATTATACAAAGATATGCCGATTATAATTTTGGATAAGTGGGATGATTTCAATATTGAAGAGCTTAACAAAAGGTCAATCAGTATAAACAAAATATCTAAAGAAAAAATATATCTAAAATACTGGGTAAATTTGATACACTCTTGTAAGTAATATTTATTCAAATATAAATAATTTAAACCTATAGTCGTTAAATAAAATAAGAATGTTACCAAAATGCTGTGTTTGTCTTTGTGTGTACAACAATGAAGAAGGGCTTCCGCGCGTATTAGAGAACGTTGATAAACTAAATGAAATATTTGACTTGAATGTCATTGCGTTCTACGATAAATCACAAGACAAATCTCTAAATATTTTGGGGGAATACAGGAAAAAGAATAAGAGAGTAGATATAATTATAAATGACAAGGAAAAAACTTCATCAAGGACCAAAAACATAGCGATTGCTAGAAATGCCCTGTTAGATGAAATACGACAAAAGTATTTAAATTGCGAATACTTCATTATGATGGATTCTAATGAATATTCTTGTGTTGGTAAAATTAAAATCAATGAAATAAAAGATGTAATGGCACGCACTGATGAGTGGGACAGCATATCTTTTGATAGAATATCTGGTTATTATGATACTTGGGCATTATCATTTGATCCGCACATATACAGTTTTTTTCATTTTGTCAACTGTAGACAAGTAGTGGCAAAAATGAGAGAAGATTTTTCCGAGCTACTAGAGAGATACAAGAGATCAGAACGGGATATGATCCCCGTATATTCCGCCTTCAATGGATTTGCAATTTATAAAACTAGTAAATTCATTGATTGTAGCTATTCGGATAACATTGATATTAGATTATTTCCACATAATAGTATTAAAACTCAAATAATTACGACCAAAAACAACATCATAAAAAAATTCAATGGAGACTGTGAACATCGTCATTTTCATCTAGAAGCGATTGCCAAGCATCAAGCTAAAATAATGATTTCTACGAAGCATATATTTGAAAAGGTCCCTAATCCTCGTCCTGGTTTACGAGGACCCTGTTAAGAAAAACTCATTTATGATATTTTTGATTGATATTGTCTTTTTTACCTTGTCGATATCAATTTGTTTTCTGTAATTCTCAGGATTTTCGCATATATTTCTGATCAATTGGATATCATGGTCAACATTTCCATTCAATTTAATAACTGAATCAGGAAAATAATCATCAATATTTCTACAACCAAGATATATCGGAGTAGATTGCCAAAGCAACGTATTTGTGATTTTTTCGCTAAAATAATGATTGCATTCAAAATTTTCAATTGCAATGTGAAACATATAATGTTCATATGGCTCATTTTTCTGAAACGGACCTTTTAGCCTGACATCGTTCAAATGATTGTAATATGGACAACCGCGACCATAAATGTCTACAGGCAAGTTTTCTTCAAGTATTTTTTGTGATAGAATATGACGATATTTATGTCCCGGCGCAAAACCTTTTTGTGACATCATAATTGACATTGTCTTTGTCTTTTTCACCTTCTCTGGAATATCAACATCACAAGTTGGATTGATGTAACCATACCCTTCAACAAAAGGTTCGGGTAAACCCACCTTGTCTCCAATAAAATACACTTTAATATGTTTTTGAGCATATGGTATAAAATTCTTTAATTTTTCTTCTATCGGAGTATCGTTGATTCCATTCAAAAACTGTATCGGTTCAAAAGCCAAACCAATCACATTTTCTTTGGGAATATGCGAGATATCTGGTATAGGGCAATTTATTAAGATTACGTGAGTATAGTCATCATCATTAGTGAAACAAAATCTTTTGTCATAATCCACATCATTTTTTATGTCAGTATTTTTCAAAAAAATACGAGTCGTGTCCTGACTAACTGAGTGATGGTCTGTAAAAATTCTTATTTTTATCATATATTTGTATATATAACGAATTTTCTAAATTGAAATATATATATATTTGTTATCAATCATAAATTAAATTAAAAAATTCAAACGTTGTAGTATTTTTCTATAATTATATTTAATTTTTTGTTTGTTTTTAATATTTTGAGATGTTCGTCTTTTAATATTTTCGTATAATCTGTATTGCCATTATATTCACTTATGTGCTTTCCATGAAAATGAGTTTTTGTGTCGTACTGTGAAAAGGATTTATATCCATTACTTGAAATTCTATTTTTTACATTCTTAATGTCTAATTTCTCTTTAATTCTATTCCTATCTTCTGTTCTATATTTTTCACCAAAAAAAAGTTCTAACTCATTTAATATATTATCATGGTTATGGACAAAGTTTTCATAAATCAAAACACAATGATTGTCTCCAGTAAAATCATGATTTATAATAGAGTCTCCTCCATTTTCAAAATATTCTTTTATATGCTTTTCAATTGTTTCACAATTTACAGACTCGCCATACCTCAAAATAGACGATATGATTGAGTTATACGGATGTCTTATGGTTATTATATAGTAATTGTTATTGTTTTTAAAATAGGAATGATATTTCAGAGGTTTTTTCCCTAGTTCTAACAAATAATTGTAAATTAACGTGCTACCAGAACGAAGAGGAGAAAATTGTATCAAATTTACAAGAAACACCTTTTTCCATTTACTAGGAAACAAATCACTTAGTTCCTCATTGAGACTCCCTTTTCCCTGACCAAACCATTTACTAGGATAATAGACATTATTGTTTCCTTGATTAAAATAAGCACCCCACCAACTAAACGTGCTGTTTGCGATAATATTATGTTGACACAGTGACATAGCAATCATTTGTTCCCAGTCAGCCATCTTGTGATCAATATCCAGAAACTTTATGTTTTTGAATTTGCTCACTAATTCTTCTTTTATTTTGTATACATCATTTTTGTCTTTTAATTCGTAAAACAAACATACTTTCCAATCATCTTTTTTTGTATCTTTTATTAGTTGAGATAGAGCTGTGCTATAATAATCCACATTCTGGATTGGATGATGTTGTTGAATATGTTTGTAATCGCCAATCCGGAAATGCATGCTTACACAATCGTTGAAAAATCCATTGGGGAACTTTTCCTTCACCGAACTTTGATGCTCGGAAAGCTTAATTAATCTATATATTTTTTCTTGATTTTCTTGAAAATATTTATAGGATTGGAAATACCCATACAACTTGATATTTTCATCTGGAAAGTCTTGTTCGCGGATTTCACTAAACTTGTGAGATTGTTCGCGATAGACTAATTGCTTTAAAGGCGGTTTTACAAAAGACGAAAGTGATTTTAGAAAAGTTTTCCAATAATAAGGACGAGTAGTCATTCCAGGCGTTCTGTCATGTTCGCTCTCTTCAAAATAAAAAGGCATTTTGTATTTGAGAGATACATTTAACGCGGCAAATATTTGAAACAATTGGTTGCCCAAGCCACCCATGACATTTACTGTTACAAACTTCATACCTTTTAGTAAATGAATATATTAGAATATGTTTAAATATATCATTGTGAAAATGCATTTAACTTTGATTATTATTATACATAACTAGAATAAATATAATGAAACTTGCGTTCATAACCGGAATAAGCGGACAAGACGGTTATTATCTCTCAAAACTATTGTTAACTAAAAAATATAAAGTATATGGCATTGTACGCAGAACTTCAGAACTTTATTGTTCTTCTAGAATAAAAAGTATTGAAGAGAACATTATATTGAAATATGGGGATTTGACAGATGCCCTTTCACTAATGTCTGTTGTCAACGATATCATCAAGGATAATCCCGAATTCGAAGTTATGGAAATTTATAACCTGGGCGCTCAGAGTCACGTGAGCATTTCCTTTGAAATACCAAACTACACTACAGAAGTAGATGCCATAGGCACATTGAACATCTTAGAAATAATAAAACAACAACCGGAACATGTCAAAAAAAAAATAAAATTTTATCAAGCGGGTACTAGTGAACTTTACGGAAGAGTATTGGAAACTCCTCAAAAAGAAAGTACACCGTTCAATCCAATTTCACCATATGCTGCCGCAAAACAATATGCGTATCAAATGACAAAAATATACAGACAAGGCTATGGAATATATGCTGTCAATGGGATATTATTCAATCACGAATCCCCCAAAAGAGCCCCCAATTTTGTAACTATGAAAATAATAAATGCCGTGAAAGACATTGAAAAGGGAACAAGGGAATACGTAGAAGTAGGGAATATATACAGTAAAAGAGATTGGGGGCATGCCGAAGACTATGTCAATGGTATGTGGTTAATGATGCAGAACAAAACACCAACGGACTATGTTTTGGCAACTGGTAAAACATATACGGTAAAAGAATTTATTGAAAAAGCATTCCTCTTCAAGAAGTTCAAAATACACTGGGAGAACAGTGGGACTCAAGAAATTGGCATTGATCAAAACGGAATAACGCGAGTGAAAATATCAGAAAAATTCTATAGACCATGTGAAGTTGATTTATTACTGGGAGATTCTAGTAAAGCCAGAACGGAATTAGGATGGTCACTCAAATACAAGAATCTAGATGATCTCATCGAGGATATGTTCGCATAATACTATTTATTAATGCCTAAAAATGATTTTGTTTAAAAAATCTATCACTGTAATCAACCATTTTATTTTCAATATTAGAATATCCTGGCAACTGTCTTGCAAACAATTTATTGTAATAAATAAACTTGCTTTCTGTTTGTAGTTTTTTCCACACTATATCACACGCATTTTCTTGAACAGAACCGCCATTTGTAAGATTATCAATGCTTACCTTGAAATGCTTCATCAGTTGTGGTATGAAATTGTGTTTTACTATGTATCCGCTTGTTGTCTGTGTATCATATATTCGCGCAAACCCTCTTATGTTATACAATTTCTTGAAGTTTTTATCTGTTTTTCCACGTGGTGTTAAAGTGATCACGTCCCAATCTTCAGTTTGGATTGATTTAAATGATTTATAAAAAGAGGCGTAATTTTTATCATTAAATATCTCAAAATCGTCTTCGCATACCAGATAATAAGGTTGTTTATTATTTCCATTGTATAAGGATTCAAGAAGTTTATAATGACTCAATGAGCAACCTAACGCACCATTTTCATTTTCTATTGCTTCAAATCGGTTTAAGTTTACAAGAAGTCTATATTTTCGTCGTTGCTTTTCGAAAAAAGCCCTTCGGTCATCTCTTTTCGACAAATTGATATAATAGCCATGTATATTATACATTTGATTTTGATTATTATTATACATGTTTAGAATAAATATAATTTCTAAACATATGTTCAGTATAAATCCAAATTATGTATTTGTGATCACGTCTTACAACAACGAAGCAAACGTTGATATGAATATTTCAAGTGTTGCGAAACAGTTATACAAGAACTGGAGAATTATCTACGTAAATGATGCTTCGACGGATGACACATCGGACAATCTTCAAAAAGTTATACAAAAATACAAAATTTCCGATAAAATAACCATTATTGAGAATGAAAAAAATATGAAACAGGCTTACTCAAAATATATCGCATATCAGTTAGTTCAAGATGATGAAGTCGTATGTATTTTGGATGGAGATGATTGGTTGCGAAGTGATCGCGTTCTTTCCATTTTGAATCAGTATTACTCGCAAGGAAGATACCACATTGTCACTTCAAAATTTGATATTTACGAGAATAATAAATTGAATAAAATAGAATGTCATAAATACAGCAAGGATGTTATCTTGAACAAGCATTATAGGTATGCGAACTATTCATTTGGACATTTGAAAACGGGATTGGGAATATATTTCAAAAGTATACCAATGAAATATTTGAAAATGAATGATGAATGGCTTGATAGATGTACGGATGTTGCCGAGATGGTTTGTGTTTCTGAATTATGTAAACGCGCTAAATTGATTTCTATACCAGATGTTTTATATGTGTATAACAAAAGTAATTCTATGAAATATTCAAATAGCTGGTTTCATAAAAATAAAGAAACCCATAATGAAACAAAACGCTATATTTGTCAACAACCAAAATGCAAATATGTTTTACCAGAAAGTTATATCATTCATATAAAAGACAAGTTCTCATTAGAAGCTAACATGTATTGTCAAATGGATTTTATAAAACCAAAAAAGTGGACTATTCACGATGCTTGCACTCCCGACAAAATACAAAATATTATCTCAATGGCTGAGAATAGACAACCAATGAGTCCGGTTAATGATTTACACAATAAATTATTCAATTTACCAAAAACTCATTGTACACCTCCTGCACTATCCTTAGTCATGAGCAATATTGAATTATTTCAAAAAATACAGAATGAACAACCAGATCTTGATCATATTGTCGTTTTTGAAGATGACATTTACAGTCTGAAAAGTTATCAAGAACATTTGTTTGTCAATGACAAACTTCTTGAAGATAAAGACATCATTTACTTAGGTTGTCATAACAAAGACTCGCCTATTCCAATCTACAATAAGAACGATTCAAATATATATGTTGACATTCAAAATAATGAGTTTTTGTATTATGGTGCTTATGCACTAATTCTGAGTCGCAAAGCAAGACAATATATTTTGTCATGTGGTATAAATTATTTCATAGAAAATAATCTGTCATATGACATATTTTTGAATTACATAAGACTGATAGAAAGCAATCATTCTCTCACGTTTTACAAATATAAATATCAACTATTTATTCCAGATGTGTTGAAAGATGGAATACAAAAATCAAGAGATATGTCTTTTTACAGACAACGAAGAATCGATACCAAACAATATTATTCAACTACATCCAGCATAACATGATTATAATTTACATCACGATTTTCAATATTACTATAATCAGGTTTCTGTGTCACTGTTCTAGGGTATGAAATATACCAATTGTCTTTTTCTTGTAATTTCATAAGATATGTATCAATTGCAAAGTATCCATTATTTGGTTGTCTGATAAGTTGTTTCAATCCTTCCGAAATATTCTTTATGATCCTATCATAATAGTGTTGTTTTACAATATAACCAGTCAATGCAAAACTTCTTGTGACCTTCAATATTGACTCGTGAACTCTATGTGCACCCCCGCGTAAATTGCCCGCAATCAAATATACATCATAATCTATTTTTTCATCAAAAAAGGTTTTCATTAATTTTTGAAATAATTCGGGGTTTGTGAATTCAATGTCATCTTCCAAAATAACAACATAGGGAAGTTTGTTCTTCTTTGCGTCTTGAATAACCTTCAAATGACTTAGAGAACAGCCAACTCTACCATGCTTATTTTTGATTGCATTAAATCTTGTATAATTATCCCAGCCAACTTTTTTAAATTCATTTTCTACATGTTCCTTTCTATCGCGTCGTTCTTCGAGATTAATATAAAAAATATTTTCCAATTTCATCAATATTTTTGTTTATATTTTGTCTTTATATTGTTGTAAATCATTCGTCTTTTTTGGAACTAGTCTCATCAAGAACATCGTTATCAAATGCTGTGCTAACTTCGCCGAAAATTGGGCATTGAATATTGAGGTTCGGGTTTGTAGCAAGATCAAAATCATCGATGCTAATATCATGAACTGGTGAGAATGAGCATTTGTTTTTAACGTAGTTGTTGCACTTTGGACAAAATGGCGGAGGAATCTCGGTCATAACAAATGGTAGCTGGAATTGTTCATTTTTTAGTTGCCGAATTTTATCAAAGTCGTCGTGAAGCAACTCAATGGCGCGCATGTCCCAAATATTGTTGCCTATTTTACGAACGTTCTGTGGTTGTGTGGTGACGCGAACTGCTTTTACAATCGCGTTCATGATATTCTGGTATGTTTTGATTGTTGAATAGAAGTAATATAATCAACCCAATCAAATCAATTTTTTATGAATTTCAATAATGATGACAACAAGCATTTATAATATGATATAACATTAGTATATTATAAATTCATGAAATTCTTATCTACACTAACACAAAGTCTTATTTTTGAAAACTTATTATACACAAGTCTCAATTTATCACAAGCGGTTTATTGTAATACCACTGGCTGGGAGTGTCTCACTTGTTCTCCGCAAAATATGGTAGAAACCACATACGAAGCTTATGGTGAGAAGACCTTGATTGGATACAACAACCAATTAGATACTTTGTTTGCTTCATTTCGTGGAAGTTCAAATATCCAAAATTGGATTGATGACATTCAAATAGTTCATCATTGCATTGATGAAAGCAACAATATATGTCTGGAAGCCGGATTTTACAAACTATATGAAGATTTATACCCATTTATTTGTAATGAAATAGACAAACTTTCTCAAAAATACCAAACAAATCAATTATTACTCACTGGACACTCAATGGGTTCGAGCATTGCTTCTCTCTTTGCATATAACCTCTCAAAAATCAACTACAATATTACATTGATAACGTTTGGTTCGCCGCGAGTTGGTAATTACGAATTTGTTCAAGATTTCGCCTCAAAAAATATAACCAGTTTTAGAATCACACATTACCATGATATTGTACCACATTTACCACAATACAGACTGAACTATCATCACATTCCAAATGAAATATGGTACAACGAAAACAATACATATTACAAAATATGTAATGATTTAAATTTGGAAGAAGATGAAGAATGTAGCAATAGTTGCTACCCACTCTCATGTACTAGCACAAGCGATCATTTGAAGTATTTGAATATAACTTTTGGAATTGAGGGTAGTTGTTAATATTTACGAACTAGCGCTATCAGCCGCACCTTCAAGATTTTCCTTCGCTTCATTACAATTATCTTCGTCCAAGTATGTCCCAATATGAATGTCGTGACAGTCGCCGAATTTCATTTCCTTACATTCTTTGTCATTTTTCAAACAAAATATCATATCATCAGATGTCATGATTGTTTGTTTATCAATATCATCTGTTTTATATACATAATTTAAAGAACCATCTTCGTCCGCGACAGTATCATACTCAAGAGAACTTTTCCATTCTTGACACTGTTGTAGCGAAGTAAACTCGTTTTGACACGTTTCTCCATTAGAAATTTTCTCACATTCCTTGTCCGCATGACTTTCTCCGTCTACTAAACAATATTTACCAACACTTGTATCATTGTCGCCACTGTCGGTATTATCACCATTATCGCCATCATCGTTCTTATTATCATTCGCAACTAATTGTGGCGCTAAATTGAAAAATATGATTAATGCTAAAATAATAAACATTAAAAAACGGACCATAGAAATATTTTGATCCATATTAGTACGATGTGTTATATATTAATTGTTATATATTATTTTTTACCATTTTCGTCCCACATATTCCAGTCAATATCATTTTTATGTCCGCCGAAATAAGAAACACCCCATTTCTCCAACATGACGTGGTTGATATTTTGACCGTTATATTCTAGTTCCAGCAATAGACGCCCGTATTTGTCAGTTCCTTCATTTTTGGCAACATTCACAATCTTCCCAAAAATCATATTTGTAATATATTCTTTTGCCCAATGAGCAACCTTCTTTTCTTGTGGGTCTTTTGAACGGATTTCGGCGCAGTCATACCCCAACATACGAATGTTAAAACGAACACGCTTTCCATCCATGATAGTCGCAATAGTAACAGTATCCCCATCATAACATTTCACGATTTTACCACGACCGATACTTGGAATAAATTGTTCGCAATTTTTGTAATCACACGATTCAAGTTCGCTCTCTGTTACCATGCTAGATAATATATAGTATAAATATATATTTAAGTATTATAAATATATTAATATAACATGTACTCATGTAAAAAAATCACCATGTTCAAAGAATATTTTATAAGTATACCAAAAAATAAAATTTACCCGACATTTGATAGATTTTCACACATGTTGAATGATGAAGAATTCAAACAGAGTGTCGTAGAAGAGTTAATTGGTGAATTTTCTTCAAGTGGATTTATTGCTTTTTTTACAGTTGTTGGTGGGGGGATTGCTATAACCATTCACCCGGTTGCTGGAAGTATTGTATTAATAATGTCGATCGCATATGGAAGTTTCATAAAGGTTTTTTGTGGAAGATATTATAAACAAAAAAGGTTGCGTAACAAATCGCCCGAGAGAAGTTCAACGCAAAAAAAATTGGAAGAAGGAATTCTCAATGTATTCAAAAAATGGGGTACTTCTTCGTCAATGAAATATTTTCGCACCAACACTGGAAAATATGGTTTTATTAGACTTACTTCTCAACTAAGTTCCAAGAAAAGACGGGTCGCTCCAGTCGTCCAATCTACAAGTGAAATTATAGAAAGTTCAAAATAAAATTTGAAGGCGTCTTTTGATAAATATATTTTTTATTTTTGAAATTACTCACATTATTGGGATAGTATTGCTCAACATATTCACCCATGTTTTGTGTTCCCATTGACCCATTACACTGTGCGCATATTGGCAACAAATTAGTATTATTTGCTTCTCCACCATCTTTTTCTGATACAATGTGTCCATAAACACATGTATTCATTTCTATTTCTCTGTCGCAACAACATATACATAATGCGCGCCGTTTGTCCTTTCCTACAAACTCGTCCCAAACTGAACTTTTCACCGACTTTCTGATGTTTGCCTTTCTTGGTTTCCTAGGTTTAGTAATTCTTTCGCCGGTTTTGATGAAGACGACATCTTTGACCCATTGATACGCATGATCGTACGATTCGTGTGCATACAACCCAAGATATAACTTTTCACGAGCACATTTGCTCATCATTGATTCGGTGATAGATTTGGAATTGGGATATTTGTCTATCGTCCACGCGGATAACTCAATATTTTTAGCTTCTATTATTTCTTTTAATTCATCTGCGGTTTTTATATTAAGCTTTTCCGTTAAAAACCCCAATGCTTCTTGAAAATAATTGAAGTAGATGTGTGGTCTGCGGGCGTTTTTGCTAGTTGACCACATATCTGGGTATTTATTCTTAAAAAATTGTGCGACTTCTTCCGGAATATTTTTGTCGATTGATTCGGGGAACTCGGGGAGTGGTGTATTTTTATTGATGATGTTATAATTATTTATTAATTGCTCCATGCTGTTTACTTGTTCAACTTCCACAAACACTTGAATATTATGTGTATTGGTCAGTTTACGCAACGCCTCAAAACGATGTTGTCCGTCTACCAGAAAACAACGGTTTGTTTCTTGACACTGGTGGATATTGATAACTCCGTGAAAATCGCAATGCCCATTATTCAAGAGTTGTTGTCTTTGGTAATTTACAATTTCATCCACTTTACTCTGATCCCGGATACGTTGAATATTTGGCAGTTCTATACAACAATTGAGCAGTTCCTTGCTCATAATTGAACATATGTATTTCTTGTTAATATTGATATACTTGGTAGAGCGCTTGATGATATTCATTTATTGTTTAAAGACAAATACATTTAATTATGTTTTGTATTTAAACTCGTTATTATATCACTTTTTCATAATAAGAATCCTTGCTCTTTTTATAATTGTATATATTGTATAAATCGCAAATGTGATATTTATTTTCAAAAGAATTCGCGGTATCAAGATAAATCTACCATACATTTCTTCATTCTTGTTTGTATATTCAATGACAATACTATTCAAATATATTCCCAATGAAAGCATTAGAATACCAGATATCAAAAAAAGAATATGTTGTATTGGTGCCTTGTCTTTGTAGTTTTTACTAAACTGAATGATTAAAATAGATGCTGTAATAATTGTCACGATTGTTCCGGTAGTTGCGATAATAAACCACGCCGAATTTTGTTGTTGTTCTTTTGTCATTGACTCACTCCATTTCGCATCCATTATATATATGATTTTAAATAATTTATAGTATAATTTCTCTTATCAATATAATGGAAAACAAACTGAATGACGCCGAGATGAGTAACGCCGAGATGAAAAATATGGACTCTCGCGATGATACTTTAACAAATATTAGTCGCGGAACAAATAATGGTTATATTTCATCTGAAACCGAATTAAGCGATATTTCTTATATTGAGGAACCCGAAGTTCCAACTACACCTCTCGCGCTATTACCAAATATATCATTAGGCGATTTAGTTGCGTATCCAACAGAGTATATAAGAGATGAAATGATTGAAAAAAATAAGCGTCGTTATGGAAAATGGATTCAATGTATAGTAATTGCGTTTAGTACCGATAAAACAAATGCTAATATGATGATTTATGATGGAGATAAGTCTACAATAATAATAGAAGGCAAAGTGGGATATATGAGAAAGGAAGATAGTATAATTGAAGTCGCAAATATGGCATTGCTGGGAGATATTCAAAAAATTAAGGATATAGAGAAACTTCAACGCGCGATGGAACGGATGCATAATGATATATATGATAAAACGAATCGCTATAAGATAGAAAAAAAAGAGAACGAAAGAGTGAATTATTTGAAAGAGGAGAGTTTCAGGAAAGAAAATCTTGCACTTCATGATCGGATACATTTTCTTGAAGAAGAACAGAGTCATAACATAACTACAAACGTAGAAGGTAATATGGAGCAGACGCTTCAAACTATACGCGCCCAGCAACCATATATTGATATACGTTTGCAAATTGATGCATACAGAGAACACAATAATGCCATGAAACAAGACATGAGAGAGCGTTTGATTGTACTTGACCACAAATACGAAACATATACAGATATCATTAATGGCATTCAGATTTCTATCATAGTGTTTGCTGCTACGTCTACATTTATTCAGGCGTCATCCGAAACGATACAAATAACCGACGCCGCCATATCATTCATAACATTATGTGTTACAAGCTATACTAGCTTGCTGCTCGCCATATTGAAATATATGAAGTATGATGAAAGAAAAGAGAATGTCCACAACTTACAGCAACAATTTGCCTCTTTTATTGTAAAATTGGAAACGCGTAATGACCGGTTGAATACTTGGTGTAGTGATAGCTTCTGGGCGGGACACGACGCGGAGGTTAAAAAAAAAGAATGGGTAGAACTGGAAGACGGTCTTAAACAAGAATTCACACCTTTGATTGAAGATAAAGCCAACTTATGTTGTGAATTTGAAAAAGAAATGAATAGCGAAGAACAGAAAAAATTAGCCATCGATGCTAGAGACCGAGCGATCGCGATTAGACAACAGAAGAATGAACTACTTGAGAAAGAGATAGTCGCCATAACTAAATCAAACATTCTCAAAACAAAACTGGCGTCACTTGAAAATAAAAAGGGTAAACTGTCTGGTGGTGGTGGCGGGGGCGGCTATTCCGGACAACCAGTTCTTAGATCAATTCCAATGAACGCAAATACGGCGCCACCAGGACCCGTATCACCTGAAGTGGGCGGCTGTTGTCTATGTGAAAAAGTAATGGCAAAGCCAGGCGAAAGAATGTGTCAAGAATGTCTAGATAAAACCGCAATTACAATTGGAAAAGAAGTCATTGTTACCGGGGATGGTTGCAATAGTAGAGCGCGGGTTGTGAGTATTGATATTGAAGCTGGTAACTGTAATGTTGAATATTTGGAAGAGAAGGGGGTAATGATTCGTCCGACAACCGTGAATGCGAATATGATTCAATTGATTGATTAATGGAGTGCTTTTTTGTGTGATAGTTTTAAAAATATTTAAAGTCAAATTATTTAAATATTTTAAATGTCAAATTACGGGCACTATAATCAACAATATTATGGAAACAAAGTAGATTTTCATCAGGATTCATTTAAAATCGCAGGAATTAGTCATTTTGAAGAAAATGCAAAAATCATAGGCTATGATACAATATTGGAAATGGAACACGAACCTAACAATCCATATGATTCATCCGCGATAAAAATAAAAGAAAAAGACAAAATGATAGGATATGTGCCAAATAATCCACCAAATATTAAAAAACTGTGTTTTGAAAATATTAACGAGAAATTGAAAGTAATTAATATCAAAGATAATCCGCGAGGTGTTCGTGTATTGTTTCAGAGTTTATATAATGAGGATGTGGAAGTTGATGGGGTGTTTGGGGATTGAGTATATTAAAAATTTGAATTACTCTTATATAAAGATATTTGACTTATTTTATGTAGATTAATTATGGTAAGAGACTTGTTGTATGAGCAATTAAACACAATATATGATGACGTGTACGAAAGAAATGGTATAAAATGCAAAAACTTCGACTTGTGTAAAACAATATTACCTCCGACAGAATATGAAGATGGTACTAATTATTTATGTATGACATGTGGAGATTGGTTTAAGATAGGCGGATTTGGATGGAATGAACTAGAATTTCGTGAAAGTGAAGAAGAATGTTGTGTATGTCTACAAACAAATATGAAACAATTAAAATTCCCGACAAACTGCGGTCATTGGTTTTGTATTTCAATTTTTTTATTAATGTGAAAAATCGTCTTTGTTCATTATTATTATTTTTTTTAAATATTAATGAACATATTTAACAATTAACTTATTTTTAAGATACTTTGAATTTTATTGGGAATGGGGGGATATCTTGAGATTTCAGTCTACTTACTAATTCGAGTATGCCAATCCGCCCATACCACTCATAATTCTAAGAACATTGTAGTTTCTGGCGTAGACGCGCACCTTGGCGGTGTTTACGCCCTCAACAGTGGCGTTCGAGAGAACGAGCTGAAGGGTGGCGTTGTCAATGCGCGACATATTGCAGGTGCCCGACGGCTGGTGCTCCTCCGGGCGGAGCGCGAACGAGTAAACGTTGACGCCGGTGTCCGGAGCACGCGAGTGGTGCTGCCACGGTTGAACCTGGTCGAAGTAGGTGCCCTCACGCTCCGAGAAGCGGTCCTGTCCGTTAAGCTGTAACTTGGCAGTAACAACCGGATTCTCGCCCCAGCAGTGCATGTCGAGCGAGGTCTCGGCGAGGACGAAGGTGCCCGCATCCGAAACTCCCGACGAAACACCGGACTGGGTTTGGTTCCATTGGGCATCGAACTCGGTGCCGGCAGCAGTAACATCAGCGGCACCCGCGGTCTCGAAGAGCTCGTTGGTGATGAACGCCTCCTCGCCCATAACACCGGTCGGGCCACCGAACGCCTTAATAGAGTTCGGAAGAGCATCAACGGCATCGGTGTAGTTGAACGGCTGAGCGCCAAGAGCCTTGTAAAGAGTCTCGCCAGCAGTGAGCGAGGCACAGTAGTCAACATTGGCATCCGGTTGGACAACCCAGACAAGCTCCTTACACGGGTGGTTGAAGTTGAGTCTGACCTTGTTAGACGACGAACCAACCGACTCAGCGCCAGTGAACTGAAGCTGCTCGATAAGGTACTCGTGCGGGTTCTGGGCCATGCGGCGTCTCTCGTCAGTGTCAAGGTAGACGTAGTCAACGTAGAGCGAAGCCGAAACGAGCGACTGAGCGTAAGCGCCCGAAACCTTAACATCGCCACTACTTCCTCCATCAAGAGCACTTACAGCGAAAAGGCACTCGTCAATGGCGCGGAGGTCAAGGTTGATCTTGACCTCGTGGTATTGGAGGGCAATGAGCGGAAGCGCAAGACCCGGGTTGGAGCAGAACCAGAATTGAAGCGGAACGTAGAGAGTGGTCTCCGGAAGAGCCTTTCTCGGGGCGCAAACTTGTCTCGGCGCCGACGAATCGCACGGACCGTCAACATCGGCGAACGACGGATCGGTAACGAAGGTGAGTTGGGTGGTGTTACCAACCATCTTGTAGTAACCAGCCTCTTGGTTCTTGTCCATGGTGAGCTGGCACCAGATGTGCATCCAGTCACCGTATTGCTTCTCAATTCTCTGACCACCAATCTCAACCTCAACGTTCTCAATAAGCTGGTGACCCGGGAAGTCAAGCCACCTGGCGTAAACATCACCATCAGTGTTGAGCGATTGTCCAATCTCCGGAAGGGTAACCTGTAAGTAGGTTCTGTAAGCTAAGTCACCATTTCTCGAAACGGTGCATGTAACTCTGCGTCCGAAATCGGCTTGACCGTTGAAAGTCTGCTCAATCGACTCCATAGCGAAGTTAGTGTGTCTCCTGTAGGTCACCTTCCAGAAGGTAATCTGCGGATTACCAGTCAAGTAAACATCCTGCGCGCCGTAAGCTACTAATTGCATTAAACCACCACCCATGATTTTCTGTTATACTATACTAAAAGAAAAAAAAATATTTTTTTTCAATTTAAATTAAAATATTTTGTAATAAATTTGTTCAAAAAATCCTCGGTAAATACTTGTTTCTCTTTACTTTTATGCTTTGAAAATATATAACTATTCTGTTTTTTTTTAACAGTCCAACCATCTTCAATTGCGTTAAAAACGAAAACCATTTTACTGATATCTTTGTTGTTTTTACAATGTTTGCTTAGATCTATCTCATTCATTTGATTATATTTTTTATTTTATATTTAAAAGAAATACACAAAAGTTCTTATATGTCCGAAATTGAATCAAATTATACACTAGACAAATTATTCTCAAATCAAATCAATTCGTTTAAAGAAGAAGAAGCTTTGATTATAGAGAAATCTAGGATGAAAATATTATCCATTGAAAATAAAATAAAAGCCTGTAGCAGAAAAGACAAAATTAAAAAATACAAAGAAAGGATACAAGTTCTGAATAAAAAAATGAGTGTTTCTCATAAAAAAATGAATGAGTATCTACTTTCCAATTCAGAACATTTATTTGATTATTTTGTTACAAAGCAAAATATTGAAAAAAACAATAATCCCAAAAAGGCATTGGATAATTTCTTTAGTAAGTCTAAAAAAGAAGAATTCATTTCACATAGCAAATGTAGTCGGAATATGAAAGAATATCTAAAAGAAAATAATTTTGATGTGTACATTGAAAATTATCATTATCATAACAATACTACCGACGAATGTGACATATGCAGTGTATGCAACGAGGGCGAACTTATAAAATCTATATATGACGGCATATTGATTTGTAATAAATGCTTTTCAACTGATAAATATTTGATTCACAATGACAAACCAGCATATAAAGAACCTCCTAAAGAAATATCATTTTATGCCTATCGGCGCATAAATCACTTCAAAGAGATACTAGCACAATTTCAAGCTAAAGAGTCAACTGATATACCAAACAGTGTTATTGAAGATGTTAAAAATCAAATAAAAAAAGAAAGAATAACGTTACATAAACTCACGAGCAAGCGGACTAAAGAAATTCTTAAAAAACTGGGATATAACAAATATTACGAACATATAACATTTATAAAAGACAAAATGGGAATAAAGCCACCAATTATGAGTCAACAGCTAGAAGAAACGCTGTGTAATTTGTTTATAGATATTCAAGTCCCATATGCTAAATTCTGCCCAAGCGACCGTGTAAACTTCCTCAATTACTATTATACACTATACAAACTATGTGAACTTCTTGATGAACGGAAGTATTTACCACACTTCCCTATGTTGAAAGATCAAAAGAAAATAGAGCAAGATCAAATATGGAAAAATATTTGTCAAGATCTAGGATGGGATTTTATCCCTACTCTTTAAATGCGCAATGTTGTTTAAGATGATGATAATATAACGAATATTCATTATATTATCAATCAATTACGATTTACTTAAAATCCGCCAGGGAATCTTACTAGATTCGCGCCAATACCGAAGCCGGCACCGGTTCTGGCAGTTTCTCCCATCGACGGAATGTAAGTGTCAAGAACCGAGAATGTTGCGGCGGCGGTGAGGGCAATCAGACCAATTTCATCCAACTTAAGTGAAGCCTTCGGAATTGCGTAGCATGCGATAGCTACCATAAGACCCTCTACTAAATATTTAATAACTCTTTTTAAAACCTCTTGAACGTTTAACATCATAATATTATATTATATAAATAGAAAAAAAATATAAATAACTTTATTCTATAATATAGATAATGTCAGAACATATTGATTTGCTAGATGAAGATAAAGCAATCGCCGAACAAAAGTTTGCTTGCTTGTCTTTTGTTTCACCTGAGAAGATACTAAGGGATAAGAATCTTTACTTTTTTGAAAAATTTACCGAGCAATATAATTTCAACAAACAAGCCGAATTGTTAACAAAATTTTCAAATTATATATCTTACAAGTATCAGCTAAATGCGGAAGATATCATGAACGACCTCAAAGAGTTTTCTACAATTGAGAAAGATTCTATGTATGAAAATATTCAAGACGATTACAAAACTTTCATGGACAAGAATGAAGAAAAATACGAGTCGCAGTTCAACAAGGAACACTCGTTTCAGACATCGACGAGAGGCTTGAAGGTGAGGGGTGTATTTCCAACTCAAGAAGAGGCTGAAATGAGGTGCAAGATGTTGCGCCAGGTTGATCCGAATCATGATGTGTATGTTGGTCCGGTCGGAATTTGGATTCCATTTCACCCGGACGCATACAAAACCGGAAGAGTCGAATATCTTGAGAATGAGCTCAACCAACTTATGCATGAAAAGAATCAAAATGAAGAGCAAGCGAAGTTGCAATTTGATAATCGGGTTAAAGAATCTAAACTCAAGGCAATTTCAGAAAATATGGAGAAGGCTAAAAAAAACGGAAATAAGCTAACGCAAACAATTAATGAAGATGGAGAACTTGTTGGAACAGATGAGGGTAACAGTCTAGAGAAGAAGTTGGGCGTAAACGCGTCTATGGACGAAATCAAGAAGGAACTTTTCGAAGGAGACAATATTGTTACTGGTAAAACAGATCATGGTCTCAGCGAACTGACAAAAAATTGATTTCGGTGACCATATTTTTTAACACCGCAAAACATTATCCTCATAATTCAAGATGGAAAAGGAGAAAGAAACAAAACAAGTGACGAAAAAATCAAACAAGTGTAATATTTGCAAAAAGAAAAGTGTAATAAATATAACATGTACAAAATGCGAGAAGATATTTTGTATTAAACATCGATGTCCTGAAAACCATATGTGCGCTCATGATTACAAAAAAGACTTTGAATTATCGGAAAAAATAATATCATCCAAAATAGAGGTCATTTAATTTAGTTCACATTTTATAAAAATAAAAATTATATTCACGTTTTATTTTTATTTTTTACTATTCGTAATATAAATGACAACAAGTGTTGTGTTTGATGATATTGATTATTCTCAAATTGAATACGATGCGAATGCTTCAGTAGATGAAGCTATGTTGACGGATCCGAGTGCGTCTATTATTGCGTTACAGGGCTTGCGTATTCTAAAAACCAGAGAAACCGGCGACGAAGTTGTTGTACCGGATACAATAGGTCGCGCTGAAAACCCAATGACAAACTTCAACGAAACATCTTATGAGCAATATAGAATGCGACGAAAAGCAGAAGTTTTAAAATACAATAAAAATAGTACAATAACCAAGAGAACACATTACTCTGCGTTGACTTCGTCGCGAAGGGGGCAACTTTCAAATACATCTGTTGTATCTTCCAGATGCGAATCGGATATAATACGTGTAAAACCGGCAATAAATTCTGGGGTAAAAGGTGATAATTCATTATTGTTCTATGATCAAAATGTGACATTTATTGAAAAGTTATAGTAATATTACTCATTTCTTTTGGGGGACAAGACATTCGTCGATGCGATTAAAAATATCACCCGATGTACATACATCATCCTTAAATACTTGTATACATTGTCGCATATTGTCGTCATGTCCTATGTAACAATACGTATCGTCCTTGCTTACAAACTGATTTTGCGAATATTTGCTTTTATCAAATCCATTATTTTTAGGTTTTGATTCTTCTTTTTTTGGCTCTTTTTTTTTACTTTCTTTCACAATCTTGTTATCTACAACAATTTCTCCATCTTTTTTAATAGTCATTTTATCCTTCTCTACAAGTTTGTCTTTTTTCTCTGTGACGGTTTTGGTTTCTTTCAACTCTTCATCGTTCTCCTTTATTTTGACAACGTCTTTGGATATAGTCTTTTCCACCCCGAATATTTTATTTAAATATGCCATGATATCTTTTCGGTAATAGTAACAAGCTCCTGCGGTAAGTAACAATATACACAAAAACAGAAAGAAAAGAAGGTTAGAATTAGCGGAAGAATGATTTATATCTTTTATTCGCGAGTTTACATTATTATTATTATTAACACTATTTGTGTTCCTGGGGTAGTCGCCGACAACTTTTTTGGTTTCAGAAACATGCGAGTCAAATAAAGAGGGTGACCAAGAAACTGACGCATTTGACTCAAAATTGTTGACATTGGTATTGTATACTTCCTTTACTGTATTCCGAATGGTATCTTTCATAATTATATTATGCGTATATAATTATGAGATAAAATCTAACAAAAAACGTTAATATCTATCCTTACAAATTCATATAAATATTGTGATATATATCCATCTTAGTATCTTTGCTACTTGTTTCATTTTTCACACTCTTTACTTCATGTTTTTTTATTTGCTCCATGACAACATTTATATTTTCTTCTAAGTTCGTCATTTCATCATTATTTTTCAAAATCGCAATGTCATATTTTAATTCTTTATGTAACACTAATAATTCAATTGTATGACATATTAAACTAATTCTTTTTTTGTTTGTAGACACACAATATCGGACCGTGAATAAACTATATATACTCTCCACTATATTTTTCAAATTTTGAGAACATCTTTCTTTGTTCATAACCGCAAAAAGAGAATCCCACACGATCCATATTATATTGGTTTCTAAAAGTTTTTTCTTATTTTCATATAAACTTCGTGACACACAACCAATTATTTTCTTCTTTTTTCTACATAAAATATCATATTCAATTATCCAATTTAACCAATAAATGATATCAACTTTTTGTTTTGACACTGTAAGATGATATACAAACTCGTTGAATGGGATTAAATACTCGACAGGATCGCCAGGCTTGTATACTAAATCAACGAATGATGTATTTGGTGCCTTTAAATTCTCATATAAAGATTCTATTTTGAATAAAAATTTATTCTGCAAATGATCTAAAATAGTCAACTTATCCGAACATGACAAAACTGTAGTGATAGAACAGAATATGATACGGATTTTTTTGTTGTTCCGCACATTTTGTATTGTATCGTCTTGACCAATGATATCGCGAAATTCAGAATACTTTTTTTCTATGTAAAGTGGCAATTTTGGATTATGAATGTGTATATACTTGCTCATAAGAATAAAAAATGTATCCCATATTTCCAATAACATATTGGAACATAGCATTTCGCACGTCCAAAAAAATGCCTCTTCTCGCTTATTGTAATATATCGAATTCTGCAACTTTTTGCTCAATTCGGTTTTTTTCAAGTTAGAAAAACTTGTTATTTTAAACTTGTCTCGTGTATCTTGTATTACCACCTCATGCGTCATATTTAATAACACATATTATAATGTAAATAGTTAACCGAAAAAATATAAAATAAATATATATTTTATATGAATTTTTCCATATTATTGTTGGTATTAGGTATCATCTATATTTACTTGAACTTTGTACAAAAAGAATGCGAATCGTTTGAAAACAAAGTAAAAAAGGGAACTACCCAAGAAACTATATTTGATGAATTCTATGTATTTTTGCTAGATGACTTATTTTATAATTCTGAATTTTATGAAAGATTCTGCAAAATTATTTTACATTACTCCAATAGTGTCTACAACAATCACCTTTGTATTGGCATTAAACATGGTGGACACATCAACGAAATTCTTAAACACAACATCTCAATGTCAACGATTTCTAAATCAAAGTCAATCATTGATTTATGTAAATACCGTTACAAAAACAATGATTATCAATATATTGACAAATACGAAACAAATTCCTACATATTCAATGAACATGAGTTCACTCATATTTCATTAATCGATAGTGAAATATATTACACAGCGAATCTAAACGGGACTATATACAACATATCAAAATGGCTTAGCAACCGCGGGTATTTATTCATTGATGTATTCCAAAATATTAATAATTTGAAACAACATTTGACAAACAAAGACAACGGGAAATTCATAAAAATAAACTACACATATAGTGACAAAATAAAGGAAATTAGTGATAAACAATTCTATTTTACAGAACACATCAAGATTGATCAAGAAGAAAAAATAAATCGCCACGAACTTACTTACCACTCGAACGAATACTTGAAAAATGTTGCGCAAGAATGTGGATTGTCATTTGTAAAACACTATGATACAATAAGCAATGTTGCTGGTCGCGGAGTAATTGTATTTCAGAAAGTATGAACATCAACGCCATTAACGTTTATACTTGCCAATTGACACAAATGAGTCCAATGTATAAATCACGAATATTCCTAAAAAACAATAAAGCACAATTTCGTCATTCTTCTTATTTGTCTTTATTTCTTTTTCGTCTTCAAATAAATTGATAATATAATTTAATTTATCCAGTAGCTCGTCGCGTGTTTCATTACCTATAATTTTATTGCGCGGATCGCCAGACACCTTGCTCATATTCAAGTTGTTGCTAATCAAATAATCAGTAGACACTCTCTCATTATGATACAGGTCTTGCGACGATTTCACTTTATCTATTTGTTGCTTCACATCAGTTTCTAGTTCACTTGCGTAAAAATCACCAAGTGTCTTTTCATTTTCACTTTTCAAACTTTGCTCTAAATTTTTATGTATACTTTGAATATCGGGAGATGAACCCATTAGTTCTTCTTCATTTTCAGGGCGCCCACTTGTCATTTTTTTCAAAAATTCCGTACTGAGCTTCTTCTGCGCCCCAGTGTTAATTTTATTGGAAAGTTTTTCATTTTTTTCAAAATCAATTGGGCTGGCAGAAAATGCTAGACTACTCATTTACTTAATAAAATAAGAGATTAAATTTTTATCTTTTATCCCTTATTTTATATTGTAATATTATAAGATAATTCAATCATGAAACGAGAGAAAAAGAAACCACATACAAATTTCAATATATTTATAGAGCATTTATATGCCCTCAACAATAGTAAATTTTTTGCGGGAATTATCATGCTGATAATGAACATAGGATCTAAATACATCACTCTTGAACTCAGCAAATCGCAAGAAGACTATGTGAAATATACTCTGGGGCGTCAGATTCTTGTATTTGCGATTTTATGGATGGGGACACGCGACATTGTCGTCGCTCTCATACTTACATGTGTATTTATTGTTTTTGCGGACTATTTATTAAACGATAATAGTAAATACTGTGTAATACCTAACAAATATAAAGACATTGTTTCACAACTGGACGCGGACGGAGATGGGAAAATAAGTCAAAAAGAGATAAACGACGCAATACACATACTCAAAAAGGCGCGGAAAAATAAAAATACAAAAAATAAAAGTCAAGTTGAGGATATGTTCGTAGCAAAAGGGTTATATAAAGAAAACTTTATTTAATTTTATACTCATAGTTTATATGGCAGCAAATTTACGCTCGGATTTTGATACGCCCGGACCAGCAAGAACACCAGCACCAGCAAGAACACCAGCATCAGCAACAGCACAAACGCCAATTGATTTGAAATTACAGTCAAAACGAGATATAAAGATTGTTAAAAATCATTGTGTTTTTTACGATCTGTTGATGGAATCAAAAATAGATGAACTTTTAAAATCAGATGTTAAATCGGGGAAAAAAAAAAAAATATTACAAAGAGTTATTTGACGACAATTACGACGCTCAGGGCAACATGACGAGCGGCGAGATTAATCTTTTTTTTCGTAATAACAATTTAAAAACTACTCAAACATTACTTGAATATTTTATACCTGATACCAATGCCAGTACCAATGCCAGTACCAATGCCAGTACCAATGCCAATGCCAGTGACAACGAGTCCACTATCCGGGAGCGGGAGGCGAAACTCGCCGAAGAACGCAAACGCAACGAAAATACTCTTTTTGTTATACCTGTTTTCTTCGATGATGATAAAAATATATACGAGTCGAGTATTGAACTGTTCAACCCTAGAAAAGATAACAAAATTTTGCGTGATCATAAATTGTACCAAACATTTTACACCAGTCTAAAAGGGAAATCACATGATAATATTTATTACCTCCCATGCCTTCTTCCAACCCCGAAGGCAAAGATCAGTGAAGATGAATATGTGAAAAAAATTAAAAAAGAACTTGTCAAACTTCAAGATTCTTTGAAGGAGGACTTTCTAAAAAAAATGGATGATGGTCAAGACTCGCAAATCTTCAAAAATATAAGCTTCTTCTGTGAACCAGATAGTAAGATTTCATTAAAGTTTTACGAATTTAAAAAAATATCAGCGAAAAATATTGAATATTTAAACAAACATTTGTTCAAGGAATTGCTAAAACTCAGAGAGAATATCCAAGAAGGAAAACAAAAGTTTGTAGAAACCGAAAAAGTACATCAACCTATTGTTTTTAAAAAAACAAAAAAACAAATTGATGAAATGACCAATGGTACAGATAAATTTTTGACATTTCTTGTTCAGGAAGTATTGTCCGGAGAAATTCTATCGGAATTCAAACTTAGCGAAGTGATAGACATTGAAGGAGTTCATAAATTAAAAATAATGTTCAAAACCAAAGTCAAAACCAGTCCGGATGATTTTGATATAAGACTAAAAGACAACTATATATTCACCCGGAAAAGTATAGAAGAGTCAATTTTGCATTTTAAAATTGATGATGGCGAAAAAGATAAAATAGAACAGTACAAAAAAGGTAAAGAGTTATCTAAAATATACTGGAAAATAAATCCAACAGGTAATTCCGACAACAACCCTTTGTCAGTTCTTACGAACGAGGGTGGAATATATTTGAGAGTGACTTCTTTAGAATTTCTAAAAAATGCAACCATCTACAAGAAAAAACGAAACATTTATGAAAGTGTAATGAAAGGAGTTGTTCAGGTCCAACCCACAAAGGACGGATACAAGGAGCTTCAAATTAGTAATTTTTTACGCGACCTGAAACGAAAGAATATCTACTACTTGGAAAATTTCAAGTTCACAATGGAGAGTTTCAAAAAATATCTCGCACAAGTTAACCCTCGGACTTCAACCAATGTAGAATCTCGTAAAAAAAACAAAGGCGATATCAGAAGAGATTTTTTTGATACATTTACAAATAAAAGATCCTTAAATAATTACTTTATGTTTTGTGCGAACGATCGCAAATTTAAAAAGAATATATTGACAAGTTCTTACAATGACGACCCCCCATCTGAAGAACAAACCCGTATTAGGAAAGAAACGATCAAATCGTTATTGAAAGAATTATTCAAAAAAGGATCTATATTTTACAAAAATGTGCAAAATGTGACAAATAGTGACTCTAGTAAAAAAGATGGTACTACTTACAACACTTACCGAATAAAACGCTTCAATGACGACAAAACCCATATCTCATTGTCAGGTGACAATATAGGTACAATTCGCACCCAATTAGCAAACAATGCCGGCGCTCAAGATATAGACAAATTTTTAAAACATGACGCGGATAAAGCAGTAGTTCAGATATATTTAGAGAAAGACGACAAGGACGGATTATTAGATAATAATAATAATACAAATTTTTTAGAATCGATGAAACCTACAAAAGGCAACTGTTCGACGCGGAAAAAACGTGTAAAAAAAAAAGTCGGTCAACTTATTAAAAACGTGACACGTACGGTTAGTATGAAAATGATTGGATTTATCTGAATAAAAAACTAATCATCATAGAACTCCGATGTAACGCCGTTTTGTTGTATGTATTTCAATATCCTCAGTATGTCTACTAACCGAAGGCGAGTGAATATACGCTTCAATTCGTCATGTTGTAATTTACGAGAGTTTGAAAGCATATTATAATCAAGTTGCAATTTGTCACTCCTATTTTTGTCGTATAAAAAGTATTTCAATATGAAATAACTCACCAACTCTAAATCGGTCTCGTGGTCACAAGACAAACTTGCGAGATGAATGCTCCTATAGTTTTTGATTGTCTCATTGACTTGTTTTATTTTACCACTTATGTTATTAGAAAAATATAAATATGAACAAATTTTATTCTGTAATTCGCTAGGTAAATTCTCTATCTGAAATCTCCTTTTCGCATTCATCTTAGTTGTACTTATTCACATATACTAATATAGTCTATACTATTTAATTATATTGCCAGAGATATAGTATTTTTGTCAGAACTTCTTCTCCCCCTTCCACGCTTATTTTCTGAAGATAATGAATTTATTTCATCCATAGAAATTGTACTATTGTTATCAACATTGATGTTTTTATTTTTATCTTTGTTTAAATTTGACAATATATTGTCAATATTGGCTGTTTCAGGACCTTTCATTTCTTGTCGCATTCGTGGACGGGAATCTCTTGGTTGTTGTTGCGGCGACGGAGTAGTCATGTTTTGACTATTTTGACCACCAAAATCATTCATAAAGTTACTTAGACCGGGTTGATTATCTTCCATCGAACTCATTGCAGCCTTTGTAAACTGACTCATCAAATCCGGATTTTGACGCATAATATCATCCATGCCAGGCAAAGCCGATTTAAACATTGTATTGGTCATATGGATCATAATACCAGAAGACGCTAATTGAAATAATAACTTGATTTCGGGCGCCATTTTTGCCTTTGATTTATACTTTTCATGTAATTCCGCAAATATCTCGTCATAATCATCAACATTTTCATTTATTTGCTCTGACCACCCATCTAATTTAATATCAAATGGATCAAATTTGCTATTTAAAAACTCAAGACCCGTGATCATCGTGGTAAGAACTTTACCTTGAAATTTCATAGAATTTGATTTTTCTTTTTCGTTTATCAAGAACTCGTATTCTCCTTTCATCTCGTCCAAATCATTGTCCATAGAATATTTCTTACTTAAATTCGCACCTTTTTCTTCTAATGCCTCTAATTTTCGCAACAATTCAAATTTTCCGCGCAGTAATTCTTGTTCAGTTAACTTTGTAGACTTTTCATTTGAGGTCTCTATATTGATCTGATTGATATCTTTGAAACCGTCCCACGAGTCCATATTTTCATCCATCTTGGACGTCCCCTTTGCTATTTCAACCGCGGGTTTGTTTAAAAAACTATTCTTTGCCTTATAATCACCGCCAGTAGAGTTTGTTGAAAATTCGGGTTCAATGCTTATGGCATTCAATTCATTCAAATCGTTCAGTTCTTGTTCCATTGATTTATTACTTGAGTCGCCGCCGCCATTTTGCGAGTTTTTAACTTTTTCGTTCATGAGCAATTCTATACCGTCTCCGAGACTAGAGCTTACCGGTCTAATATCGTTGTCAATACTTTTGTCTATGCTATACGAATCTCGTGGCGTGTTTGACAGAGCATCCAGATTGATCTCCTGGATATCCAACGAAACTGTCTTGTCATCACTACTCATTTTATTTAATATTTTTATATTAATCTTTAAACTTTAACTAATTTCTTTTATTCTTTTGTTTCTTCATCTATACCTTCATATACTGAAGTTGACAGATGACCGTTTTTGATGGAATAATCCAGGACCTGTAAAAGACAATCAGATAAGTCGTCCTTTTTCTTACTCTTTTGAAAGAAAATCAACCATTCCGGATATTGCTTGCTGCATATTTTATCAGCAATTACCTTACTCAGTTTCTTTCGCTCGGCATATGTCGTCTTCTTCTTACCCAAAAAGTGTTTCAATTTGTTAACCGCGTTGTAATTTATAATTTGTTCGTGTTTGTAGTTTTTAGTTACAAAAAACATAATTAATAAGCTCTGAATTGATTTCATCTTGATGGCGTTTTGACCAATTTGATTCTCTATAATGATTTTGTCAAAGACAAATTTCTCCAACAATTTCGTCATGGCTTCATTCATCCGCATTCCAATCTTAACATTATCAACCTTACACGCGTTTTCATCTTTTTCACATAGTTCCATGATATTCCAATCAATGATAGAAGATTTGCCATCCACCTCTTCTATAGAAATTACTAGATACGCTAAGTTTCGTATTCCGACATCAATCGACAAAAACAACATTATTATTATTTTATAAAACTAAATAGTTATTAAATAATAATATTTATTATATGAATATTTTATCAAACATATTTTTTACTTTTTTATTGTAACTTTCGTATCATTTACTTGAAGAGTATTTGGGACATAAAGATTACTCTGCTTACTATATGCTCGTTGATTACTTTTCATAACTTCAAACGCGGTTTTCGTCATAACTTTGCGATAGTCTTGATTTGTTGGCAGAGCTTTGGATTCCATGTCTATAATGATTCACTATATTTTTATTTATTGTACATCTCCGTCTTCTAATTCTAACGCAATATTTGAGGCACCCTTCAAAATACTGATAATGTCACTTTTGTTCATTGAACTTTTGGCATGAACGCCCTTTCCAGCCAGAACATTTTTTAACTCTTTTACAGTCATTTTTTCATAATTTTCATCTGTTGAATCAATATTTGTTTCGACTTGTTGTTCTTCGGCAATCTGGTTTTCTACACTTTCTGGTTCTTCCACGCTTTCCGGTTCCTCTACACTTTCTGGTTCTTCTGAAGTTTCTTGATGCCCCATAAAAATGTTTTCAGATTGTTCAATATCTTCTTCCTGAACACCTTCGTATTGTTTGCCGTACTCTATTTGTTTAGAGTCTTCCTCTACCGGAACCATATTAATCATGTCTGAAATCGTCTGTTCGTCGGTTTCTGACTCTTCTTCTAATATCGATTCATCGTCGCATTCCGAACCACTTTCTTCATTTGTTGTATCAGAGTCATTATTATCATTATTATCATCGTTGTTTTCGTCGCTACTATTTTGATTCAACTGCGTTAAATCCAATCCACTCATTATATTGTTTGCCCCCATTACAATAGAGTTGCTTTCATTATTTACAGCCATCATATTGTTTTGTTGCGATATCAACGTATATAACGTTTTAGCTTGTTCTGATTGAGAGTATTCAAGATTGTCAATCTTACGTTTGAAATAATAACAAATGAGTGCAATTAATAGTAAATTGATCAAAACGCTTACAAAGAAACCAGTTATATCAAGTAGATTTGATAACATTGTTCTTTTATTTTATAATTTTGATTTATATTTATATGTATTTTTGAACGAAATATTATTTCAATAAATCTTCCGGATATTCTAATTGTTCTAAAATCTGATATCCACCGTTGATATTAGATATACCATTTACTAATTTATAACAATACTCCAGTTTACCATCTTTGTTTTGGTTCACCATCATTTTTTTATTTGTTACATTTTCGTTTTCTTCAAAGTTTTCACATAGATTGATATAGTGTGTGGTCAAAACATAGTCTACATTTGTCTTGTAATTATTCAACCCTTTCAAATATATTGTAGCACATAAAACAGCATCGCTCGGATTTGTCCCGCTATAAATTTCATCAAAAATACAAAAATGTTTTTTATTCTTATTTTTCTCAATAAATAAAATAATTTCCTTACACCTTCTTGCCTCTGCCTGAAACAGACTGTCGCGGTTTGAGGTGTCCGGTATATTCAAATAAGAATGGTAATAATCATACAACGGCATTTGACAGCGAGAGTAACAACCACATCCCAAGCTTTGAGATAAAAATATATTTAAAATGGTAGATTTAATTAGGGTTGTTTTTCCAGACGCATTAGGTCCAGTAATAATCAAATTCTTTCTCAAACCAATATCATTTGAAATATTTGACTCGGCAATGTGAGGAATGTAATACCCCCCCTTTATGATTGGTTTCGTATCTTTTTTGAATTTACAAACATTCAAACGATTCTCTTTCAACAAACTAGACGCATTGTACATGTCGTGATTATAGTTATTTAGATACATTAGAAAACCAACAGTCTCGTCGTATTGAGAATCGTGATATATATCAAAATTACATTTTAACAAAAATCCAATCTTACCATATTTACTCATTTTGTCTTTACACTCGCAAATGTTGTTCAATTGAATCTTCATTTTCGCAATGTTTGCCTTGTGATTTATCATAGCATCATTAAATTGGCGAAACGTCTTCCTTTTCCCAGTGTTCTGATATATTGTATCTATTAACTCTTCGCCTTCATTCAAAAAGTGCTGATATTTCTTGGTAAAACGAATCATAAATTCGGTGTTCTTGTAAAACTGAAAGCAAGAAATGATATTATTATAAACTGACATGAAATAGAAAAATATACTAGTTACCAGATACAAGTTGCTCTGGAGAGAGTTTTTGGTAAAATTCAATACACCCTTAATGATATATTGATTTGTTATTATTTTTTTGACAACGTTTAAATACTGCGAAAATCCCAACCGTAATCCTTTTATATAAAGGACAAAATATGGAATAATCATACCTAAAATTGGAGCTAGTAATGAAAATAGTGGGCTGCAGAAATTGTATAGTGCTAATGCTTGGAGAAAGGGTACAATTGTGTTCAAATATTGAAAACGGTGAAACTGAACATATTGATATTTTGATAAAAAATTCTGTTGTCTTTTAAAGTCAACATATTCTTCTATAAAATCATCCATAGTATTTTCATGATATTTGTATTTTTTCAGAACTTTCTGAGAATCTTTCAAGTATTTTTCATCTAACGAATACAGAGACGACCATTTACCTAACAATAAATTGCATTTACTTTTCTTCTCCGCACTTTGATTATAAATATGATTCAGTATATTATTGCTCGCGTCTGGATTGATCTCCAAATCTTCTTGAACAACGTTTGTTAATGTTCTGTGCTTGCTATATTCAATCGGATGTTTGAACTCATATTTTTGTAAATAGTCTATGTAATTTTGGTCCATTATTAATTTAAGCGCGCATTTATTTTTGAATACTTTAACTTATTTTGATATAAAAATTTCCATATAATAATGATGTATATTCTATGGCTTCGCAAATATTACAATATGAATTCTTTATACAAAAATCTATGGAAATGGACAAAACCGAATGTAAATTGCCAGAATATTCGCAAAAACATTTTGAACAAGTAAAAAAAAAACTCAACATAAGAAAGGAAATCTCAAAAGAGCCGCCTATTAAAGCGACTACACTTGGCAGACAAGAAGAAGTGATCGCAATCTTATTCAAACATTTTAATAAAATTACCGAGAAAAATTACGATAAACTGAGTGATGAAATATTTTCCCTTATTTCACAAAATATTTCAGACAAAGAAAAGGTATGTGCCACATTTTTCAGAGTAATTATAAATAATTCATTTTTTTGTCATTTGTATGCCAAACTCTTCAAGAAGTTTATTGAAATAACGGATGAATTTGTCAGTGTGTTTGAACATCAAATATCAAGTCATGTGAAAGATATTAAAAATATTCTTTATGTGTCTCCAAATGAAGACTATGACAAATATTGCGACTACGTGAAGCAAGTTGAAAGTGTGAAAAATTTTACAAGCTTTCTAATTCAGTGTTCAAATCAGGATATTTTGAAAAGTGCCGACATATTGGAGTTGGCTATCACATTCCAGAATTATTGTTTGTCCGAGATTGACAATATTGATAATTTACTCTTGAATGAAATATATGTTGCAAATATTGCGCTCATCTTCAAAGATGGGAGGAACGCATTTTTCAAGGATAAAAAATGGGATGATTTTATATCTAACCACAAACGCCTCGTGGAATCACAAGGACTTGGAAAAAACAAAAAAATATATTTCAAACTGTTAGATATATCTGAACGTGTTTATAATTAAAATTGATTGATATTGATTTAATATTTTATAATTAGATATATTATATGGATCAAGAATACAAAATACTCTCAAGATTCGACGACTATGTCGAATATATATTTGACGATATGTTGCTAGACGAAGAAGACGAAATGACAGAAAGTGATATTCACCATATTGAGATTTTTGGTAAGCCATATTCAATATCAATGGGCAAGTTGAAAAAAGAAGACGAAAATTTGGGGTACTTCATATGTTACCTTTTATATGGGAAAAAGGTAATTCGTAAGTTGGGTATTTATGAAATAAAAGTCGCCACAAATATAATGGCGACATTGAATCATCGTGAGTTTGATTTTGAAAAAGAGCAACTCATATTATTCGACGAGTATTATGAAGATACTGAAAAATTACAACCATATATGTACAAAAAAGAAGATACTGTTCCAAATAAAACGGTTATTCTTTTGAAAGGAATAGACGCAGAATTTGAAGAAGATGTTCAACAACAGAAAATTCTTCTCAAACGACTACAAGCCCGCGTTGAAAAAAATAAACCTGAGAAGACCCCAAGGGTTTTAGACAAATACGACAGATACATATCTTTTCTGTATTCGTTGGCAAATGAAAAGGTGGATAAAGAAAACATCAAAAAGAATCTGAGAATCAGCTTCAAAAAAAGCAAGGTAGATGGGAAAACGACCTTTATTCCAAATGAAAATTTTCTTCATGAGAATCTGATGAAGTCTGATGTAGCTCTTGATGTGTATAATCTTATCATGTTTGAGTTAATGGCAGAAATAAAGATAATTATAATTGAAAACGAAGATTTTGACTTTCATTTTTTGAAACATAAAGAAAATGCGAACTATGAAAAAATGAATAAACTTGATATTTATAACAGTTTTGATCCAAAAGATGTAATGTTTATTCACAAAACAACTAATGAAGACGAAGAGACGCATTTGAACATGCTACAATACAATGACAAACTATTCAATTCATTTGATGATTTAGCCAATGACAAAATTCTCAAACTCATTGAAGAAAAACTTAATGAAAATTTACAAGAGGCGCAACATCCAACGCGTTTTGCATATTTGAAATCGGCTGCGGCAAAAATACAAGACGATAAAGAAGAACCAGAAGAAGAACCAGAAGAAGAACCAGAAGAAGAACCAGAAGAAGAACCCGAAGAAGAACCAGAAGAAAAACCCGAAGAAGAACACGAAGAAGAGCCAGAAGAACCTCAAAGTCCACAATTTGAGACTAAAGGAAGTGAGTCAGGTGATGATATTCCGACCAATAAAAAAATAACCTTGAACACGAACACCCCACCCAAATTGAAATAGTCATCAAAATAAACATTTCCAATTCGGGAGCAAATATTATTATAATAAAAAATAATTAACTAAATATAAACAAAGCCACTATTATAATAATATATTATTTTTGCTTGACCATGCCGTCCAAAACAAACGACGACGAGTTAAACGTGTTAGCACATCAATTATTTGACAAAATTTGTATTTCCCAGAAGAACATTAATTTATTGGAAAATTACTATGAGGAAACCAAGGATTACAATACCGAATACAAACCGTGCAGGAAAAATTCATCTATCGACGCGGATACCGCGAACTACATTAATTTTTTTACCAATTATATTAAAAAAATATGTTTTGAGTACAAGAATACTATATTTAATATCAATATCTATACGAAAAACTACGAAGACCTTTCCAATCATATTTATATGATAAAAATGGCGATTGTTTGTTGTCTATACGATAAAAAGGGCTTCAAAGACAAAGTATCTCTCAAAATAGATTTGTATCTCACTGGACTCGAAAAAACATTACCATTAGTTCCGGGAACACCAATCAAAAAACAGCACGCGAAGAGCGGATACTCTATTTTCAGCGATAATATTTACATTTGCATTTATCGTAAAGAAGAATGGTTCAAATCTCTGATTCAAGAGCTTTTTTTTGCGTTCACGATAGATTTGGAGGATGACAAAATAAACTTCAGGAATATATTGTCGAACAGTTTTCGCATTGATGACCCATTTCTCATCGGAAATTCTATCGTAGAGTTCTGCGCAAGATTGTTTAACGTAGCGGTGTTTCTTTATTTCGACAAAAATGTCAAAGAGTTAGATTTATTCAAGAAAGAATTCAGAAAGATGACTCATAAAGAGCAAATGTTTTCAGTTTCGCAGGCACATAAAATATTGAGCCATTTTGGATTGAAATACCAAGATATATTACACAAAGAACAAGAAATAAATCCCGAAAAAAATCATGAAAAAAATCAATTACAATTGACGCAAGAAAAATACAAAGACGAGGGTGACTTATTTTGCTACTATATCACAACAAGTTTATTGTTTATCCATCAAACAAGAATGATACAATGGTTCAATTTTGAACAAAACAATTTTTTCAATATTAAAAAAAGTGAACGCGAATTAGTCATTTTTTGCCACTATATTGCACATTGTTCGAAAGATGACATCACTATCAAGGCGTTTGAAAAAAAAGAGGCAAAACAATCAACAGAATCTAACATTTCCAATAATATTCGGTTCTGCTATTATCGCATTTAAGAATGAGTCAACAATTGACCCATTTGTCGCCTTTTATTATATAACATGACTAATATATCGTCTTTCATCGAGTTGATAATATCACTTTCATCTTTATTTTTCAAATACCTCTGGAATGATTGAATAATATGTGGATATGTTTGTTTATATTCATCATACCAATTTTCCAATACAACTTCGTTATAATTATACATGTCATCTACTTGATCCTTTTTATTTTGAATTTGCCAAGAATCGTCCTTGTATACCATCACATATTTACCTTTTATTGATGATATATAAATATTCATATTCTCGGGCTTTTCAATATTAAAATGTACCTTTTCTATCAATGTTTTGATACAATGATTGCAGTCGTTGATGCAACTTATATAATCGCGTTCTGTTAGGTGGCTATAATCAGTGTTATCGTAGTTCAACAAATATACATTATTAACAGCATTATTTACATTGGTAAGATTGTACTGTGTAATATTATGATTGATATTTTGAATTTTTAATTTATTGGTCAACTTGTCAATTTGTTTTTGCATTTTTCGCAATTCTTGATTTTTGTCTTTTATAGTTTCGTTCAATAATCGTGCGAGTTCTTTCAGGTCTTCATCTTTGTTATGTTTACATGAATATTTTATATGCTTGCTCAAGGATGAATGGTGTTTGAACACTTTGTCGCAATATTTACATTCAAACATTTTGGTTGTTGGTAAATTACATTTTACATCCATACAAATTTCCGAACATTTTTTGGATTCTTCGTCTATTTTCATATTGCTAATATCGGCTAATTTTTGGCTAAATTCGGCTAACTTTTTTTTATGTTTCACCGTATTAATGTGTTTCGTGTAACTACTCTTAACTTTCGCATCATAATTACAGCAATTACAGTAATATAAACTCATATATATAACAACTATTTTTTATTATTTAACTACTTTTTGAAACTTTTTGAAACTTTTTGAAACTTTTTGAAACTTTTTGAAACTTTTTGAAACTTTTTGAAACTTTTTGAAACTTTTTGAAACTTTTTGAAACTTTTTGTTCAAAAAATATTTTAGAGCATATTAATGAGAATATATTTTACATATTATAATTATCCTCATCATTTATGGTAATATTTTTAAAAAATCAAAAATGGCTAAAAATGGCTAAATTTCAACGCGTTTTTAAAACGACTCTTTTATGGTAATGAAAATAATTAATCCATAAACAGTTTGTATCTTTTATCGCGTTATTTTAGATTTCAAAAAAATGGCTAAAAATGGCTAACAAAAACTATAATGTTTGGGGTTTGTTATCTTAAAACAGTCAAATGATTTGAAACTTTTTTATTCGGCACATTGGTTTCAGTAAGGTAAAAAAGTGTGAAATTTGAAACTTTTTGAAACTTTTTGAAACTTTTTGAAACTTTTTGAAACTTTTTCATTTACATATATTTTCCTTACAGTATATGATAACATAATTTATATTGTTATTTATTGAATTGTTACCATAACTTGGAAAAAGTTTCAAGTATTTAGGCTACATTTCGGAAATTTTTTATGAGGGGGGGGGAGAGAGATAAACAACTTTCACAGAATTTCAAAAATATTTTTTTTTTATTTTCCATTTTTGTTATATGGTTTTTTTTGTGAAATCAATATTTTTGTTAAATGTATTAAACAAAATATATAATATTGATTATTTATAAAATGATTAGTAAGTTATTAATCGCCGACGTCAATGTGTCTGATGAAATGAAATCCCTTTTGAACAGTTTAAAAGGAGACGATGTTATCATCACTTATTACAACTACAGTCAAGGATTCATTGTAGAGAATAAGAATTTGTTGGTTGATAAATTACTAACATTGATCCGCAGTCACTTGGAAACATCCACTGTCAATTTTGAACACCTATGTTTCGTGAATGTTGAGCAAATGAAAACTCCAGCACATTCTTCAAAATATAATAACGAGAATCACGCGATTTCTGGTATAGAAAGCAAACCAGATGCGCTTGATTCATGGAACTTTATGGGTAAATTGGTCGCCGACATCGCAAAGACGACTGAAATCCGAAATATTGATTTCATCGATATTGACCATTTATGTTTTCCGAAAGAGCACGCAGTTATTTTTGACAAAATTCAAGAAGTAACAAAAGATGTGGAAGACCGCACTATCAACTACTTGAAAGTCGGTGAAGAAGACAAGGAGACCATTTACAAGAGTAACAATTGGCTACACACAATGATGACAACCTTTTATAACGATGAAAATAAAGTCTTACTGGACAAGTATTTCAAGATTAACAATTCAAATATTGGGTTTTTGAATACCAAAATATTAAAACCACGAAATTTTCAAATATACGATAGTCACGTTCCCAGCATTGATTTTGAGAGCGGTACGTTGAATGTTTCCATTATTCCGTTGTATTGTTATGCAAGTGACGCTGACTATGACCTGATGGGAGATTTCATAAAGTCTTTGAATAGCAACACCATTTTGGAATTCATTCATATTACTGATACCATGGCAGAATTCAAATCTAGAATGATTCATATACTCGACAAGTACTGCGGAGAAAATAAAGACAAAATAAATAAGGTGAATGTTGCGGTTTGGTTAAATCCGAATATAAGTAACCAATCATTAATGTTTAGCAACCACATAAGCGCCAATATTGACCAAGAATTAGCAGAAGTTGTCAATCAATTAACGACAAATAATACTGAAAATGTTGACCAACTACAGAATCACTTTGTTGTCCAGGTTAATGAGGCATTTATTGAGTATTTCAATATGAACGTTTATGACAATATGGATGTGAATATTATTAATTTTGAAATATTCAACATTTCGGATACTTACAATACAAATTACAATCTTTTTTGCCATTTCCTACACAATGATTATTATGTATCCACGCTTGTCAATTTCAATCTGACATTTATCACGTCATCAGACATCACCGATAATTTGTTTGAATTAAGCGATAAAATAGTAGATTTTGATGAAGAAGGTAACATAATAGATGTATCACAAAGCCTTTTCAAAGACTCTCAATTAATGACAGATATAAGCAATAACGAAACATACCACGACGACTTGTTTATTTCAAATACAAGTCACATTAACAAAAGTATTCAATACAACAAAGATATAAATTTGGCGACATATTTGTCAAGTGATGGTCCAGAGATAGAAAAATTTATGAAGCAAAATGTCATCACCAATGTCATTTTGTATGACAGAGAATTGCGCGAACATTTGTCGGATGTGAGGGGGTGCCTTTTGCCGAACACATTATTGCTTACTTTTGATAAACAAAATACTTACCAAGATATCAAAGACGGTTTGCTTAGATTAAATGAGTTGAATGGCGTTCAAATTAGTAATATTGCACTGTTCCAAGATAATGATTCCAGAAGCAAAACCTACAATTTTGTCGGCGAGGAAACGAGCATTGTAAAATATCCGATGATGGATGACCCAAGTTTGAATACATGGAGCAAATTCCAAGATTTTGTTTTATTTCTTGACACAGAGATGAATGTCAAATATTTGGACTTGATGATGTGTAAAATATATTCAAATCCAAACTGGAAATATGTCATTGATACTATCTCGTCCAATTTGTCTTCTTTGGTAATCCGATCATCCGAGAATAATACAGGTCACACCATGTTTGAGGGTGACTGGATTTTGGAAAGTCCAGTAGTTGATGTAAACATGATTAATTTGTATTTCAAAGAAAGTATCAAAGAACTAGATATTCAATTGGGTGATATTGGCGAACATGGTGACCAATATTTCAATAAGATTACAATGAGACGACATAGTGCAATTCCAGACGACGACGCCGGGAAACCGGGGCATATGAACGTGGCAGAAATAGAAGTTTGGGTCAATGGTACCAATGTAGCATTGAGTGCCAATGGTGGTGTTACAGCTTCATCTTCTGACTTAGGTAATAATACAAATGCCAATATAAACGATGGGACCTCGAACATATGGCATACCAATCTTGGGAATGTCGGAGAATATGTTTCTATAACAATACCTCAAGACTACTTAATATGGGATATTGAGGCTATTGTTATGTATCATCGCCCAAAAACTCAATATGGTGGCGGTCATCGTGAGAATGGTTGCGCATTAGAGTTATACAAAGACGATGTGCTCGTTAGTACTATTTCAAATCTTTCAAACTTCTCGCCGTCTTGGACGACATTTTACAGATTTGACGGTTACAGTATTAACAATGTCTCTAATTTTTCGAATACATGGGATGGAAATAACATTATAAGTTCGAGTGCGTCAGATTTGACATATGTTGAATATAACGGAGAAACTCCACCAACACCACCACCATCTGAAGAAATTTCAGCCACCGACGATTTCACCACCAAATTTTACAATTATAACAGTGGCGAAGCGCTGGCGTCGACACAAGAGCAAATAGTTATCGGCTCAATTGAACCAAAACTATTGGATTCAAATGGAGATGAATTAACGTATAATACTTACACCGAAAACTCAATAGAATATAAGAGTTATGTTTTCACGAATGTTGGTACAACAAGCGTTTCTTTGAGTCATGATACTCCAGTAGATTTTATGGTTGTTGCGGGTGGTGGTGGTGGTGGCGCTGAAGCGATGGGAGCAGGTGGTGGTGCTGGTGGTGTTGTAATTGGTACACAATATTCGCTTTCTTCCGGTAGTTATAATATAAAAGTGGGCGACGGGGGTAAAAGCAGGGCGCATTACAATAGAGTTCTAAATTCGACAGAAATAGATACTTTCTTCAGAACACCATGGCAACCATATTTAACAACATCTACATACAATAGTATAGCAAGTTGGGGTGAAAACTGGGCAACAGATGGAGAAGAATCTTTCATACAGGGAACAAATGTTAATTTTTCAGCGATTGGCGGTGGTGGTGGAAGAAGGTTTATTAATTCTAGTGGCGGTGGAAGTAGTTCCGGCAGTTATGGTAATGGCGGTGATCATGATTGGCCTGCTACCACACGGTTCAGTAGTGAACCACCTCTAACATTGTCACACAATGCGCTTGGTTACAGTTCAATGGATGATTATTTTATTATTTCAAATGGTTCTTCGAATTATGATAATGATTCTACAACGTATCCTAATGTTATGGTTTATGGTAATATTGGTGGTGGAGGTACGAATTTAGCAAATGGTGGTGGTGGTGGTGCTGGTGGACCCGGTACTAATGGAGGTGAGGGTGATGGAAGGCAAGCCGGTCATGGAGGCGTAGGTATTGAAAGTAATTTTGCTGATGGAACTTCATACTATTATGCGGGTGGTGGTGCGGGTGGCGTTCATAATAGTAATGATATAGGAACAGGTGGATTAGGTGGTGGCGGTAATTCAGAAGTTTCGGGTACTGCAAATACAGGTGGTGGTGGTGGAGGACATGCAACACAAAGTAATTCTCCAGAAGGTGTGTGGGGTTCAGGAATGGCTGGTAATGGTGGCAGCGGTATCGTCGTAATCCGCTTCCCCAAAACTGTCAACGAATATGAAACCAAAACAATAAACGCGTTTACCGAAAGCACGACCTCCTATTTGAATTACGATATTAGTGTGGCGGAAATTAAGGAATATGTGGCGCCCGTTTCAACCGGGGGGAATACATTCGGAGATATTTCAAATGTACCTGAAGACTTTGTCTTTTCTACTACACAAAATGCAGGAACTTTTACACAGGGAACAACAATTTCAATAATAGATACTTTAGAAACTTCAGATGACCCAAACAATAATAAATCTTATACTTTTACATTATCTAGCAATAGTGTTATTACAGAATTAAATTTTACACCAACAAATTATAGCGGTGATTATACGAGTCTTTATTATGTTATACAAGAAAATACAAATACTATTTTAAAACAGACTAACAATACTTTACAAGATGAGAATTTTATTGTATCACGAGTTGATTTTTCAAATGGCACACAGGATTTATTACAAGTTGGAGATACAAAAGTAATCATTGAAAACAATACAAATGAAAACAAAGATTACGTTTTATTATTTTATACATTAGAAGGAACCGGTTCTGCTTTGTTGGATTCTGGTAAATTAAATAGATATTTATATGATGGTTATGGTGGTACAGAATATACAAATATTATTCCGGCCTGGAGCTATTTCAGCACTTTTAATAGTTCTGCATTAGTAACTAATACCGCTATTCCTGATCGTGGTGATTATTACAATTATCTATATGATGGGTATGTTTATTATACAGAAACCACTACCAAACATTTTGGTACAACCGGCGATGACGACACTTTCGTATGGATCGTCGAAGGAGATAAAAAATGGAGCACTGTTGGACACCCACATAGAGCAGGTTATTCATGGATTGTTAACAATATACCGAATGCAACTTTAGTATGTTATCGCGGGGGGCGAGGTGGACCGAATAGTACCTACACTGGTACTATGTTTGGGTCGTATACATTTCAGGCAAATACATTATATACCATACTTATGAAATTTACAGAACACAGTGGTGGTATAAATTTCTCTTTTGGTATAAGTAACAGTAGTTTGAATAATCAAACGAGGAGAACTACAACATTTCCTAGTCAATTTCATGCAACTGTTGGTGCTGGTGGTATAGCACAAGGTTCATCTCTCGAATATAGTATTACAAGTGATTCAATCACACCACCAGTTGTTGACATCTCATCGCAAATCGTGAGTCTAAGCGCAGGCGTTTACAATGTTGTGATAGATAAGCCTGCTGTAAGTGAACCGATATCAACTGACGATTTACAAATGGAATATATTGCGAATACAAATACATCAACAACAACAACTTGGACTTCAACGTATACTGCCGATGGTACATCACATGATATGAATATCCCCAGTTGGCCTTTAACAACTACAAACGATGAATATTATTACACTATAGATAATAAAAACTCTGCATATCCTTACTATCCCACTGCTTCTAAGAATTACCATTATAATGATTTGGATGACTGTACGACTACTGGACAAAAGGGTCTTACCTACGAAGCGTGGATTTATGTTGATTCCTGGCCGGCAGATGGTACAGAACCAGGAACGAGTTCTGCAGATCCAAAAAGAGGTGCTTGGGGATGGTTGATGGGTTTGCATACTGGAAATGCGATGTATTTAATTTTAAATCAGGAAGCAATTGGTGGGATAGGTATGCATCCGCCAGCAAATCGTTCAACTCATGGAACAACATATGAACTGAATAATGGAACAAGTTTAACAAATCCAGGATATATCACAGAGAATACACAACAATTACTACATATTGTAGGATACATGTATCCTACTTCTACAACTGATGTAGAGCGTGGTGTTTACATAAATGGAACACACTATCCACAGTTTTCTCTTTTACAATCTAATAGCGCTATACCAGACATGTTTAATAACCAAACCTATAATTTTACCATAAACAATCTACAAAACGATTGGTTTGGTGCTTGTAAGACAACTCGTTTATATTCATTTCGTGTATGGCATCGTCAACTAACTGAGACAGAAATTAATAGTATTTACAGTATGGGTCCTTATGGAAGCATTCTTTCTCAACCAACTAGCGACATATCCACAAACATCACATTAGACCTCTCCACAAACACAATCACATCAAACGTCGATTTTGAAATAAAATATACGCCAATAGATCTTTCACTTTCGGAACTGACAAAAGACACCACAATTAATCCAGTAAGATCGCAAACAATTCCGTTTGTTAAATCAAATGGAAATCAAGAAGAACGTAGTGTCACTTTACACGGCGACGCAACATACAATCGTTTTGCAAATGAATATTATTTCCCAGGCGATTTGAGCGGGTATGCATCGATTGAAGGACAATTATTCGGCGAACATGCGATGTCCATGTCGTTTATGTATAAGTCGGGGGGCGAGCAACCGGTGTTGGAAGTATTAAATGATGATAATATGAAAATATTTAATTCAAGTGGAACTCTTACACTAACAGAAGATGTGAGCGTTGACATCTTAATTGTTGGTGGTGGTGGTGCAGGTGGTAGAAATATAGGTGGTGGTGGAGGAGCAGGTGGAGTTGTATATACAGTAAATCAGACTATGACAGCTGGAACATATAATATTGTTGTTGGTGATGGAGGTGTTGGAGAAGGTTTAAATATGTCAGCTAATCCATGGTACGCGCACGGTCCTGGTGAAAACGGAGAAGACAGTTATATAACAGATGCTGGTGGAAATATACTGGCTATGAATATGGGAGGTGTCTCTCAAGAATTAAAGGGTCTTGGTGGTGGTGGTGGTGGTAGTAGAAATGAAGATGGTGTCACAAAAGCTGGTAGTGATGGTGGTAGTGGTGGTGGTTTAAGTCAACCAAATGATAATTCTCATTCAGTGACAACTAGTTCATCATTACAACCTAATACATATTGGAACGGTAATAGTTATATACAAGGAGGATATGGTGGAACAGACCGTATTGTTATTGCAAACCAAGATCACTGGGGGCATGGTACTGGAGGAGGAGGATTATCTGGTACAATTTATTACAAATCTGGTTATACAAATGATGAACCACATATCAAAACAAACGGTCAAGAAGGGATTAGCATACCAATTACGAGTCCGCCAACAATTGTTGCTGCAGGAGGGGGCGGAGCTCAATACAAGCATCATGATACACACATGACACCCAACCTTAATTATGGTTTTGGGGGTTTGGGCGAAGATAGTAATTCAGGAAATGGTTCAGTTTATATAACGAGTAATGCTAATTACCGTCTCGACGGACAAGATCAAGCTGGTTACAAAAGACTACAAACTGATGGTGCAGCAAATACTGGTTCTGGTGGTGGAGGGCGTGGTGGTAGTCAAGGAAATGACCCAGGAAATGATCTTGCAGGCTCTGGCGGTAGCGGTATTGTAATTATAAAAATACATCTTGACCCACCTCCACCAGTCAGAAACACAATAACATACATCGGACATCCATACCCAAGTCCGCTCAATCAAAACGCCCACGACACTAATGATTTTGCAATATATTCGTCGCCAAACGACCAAGCATCCATTTTCTATAAAGAAGACGACACAAGTATCAAGGAAGTTCCATCAGCAACATTCGACAACAGTTCAAATTACACGCATATTGCGATCACCATGAACGAAGATTTGACGCTCAATGAAACAAATGGATTTAAAATGTATGTCAATGGTGTCCTTGAAAAGAGTGGCAATTTGTCGGCAAATAATGGCGCACTCATTAGTGGAGTATCTCAACCACTTCAATTGCTCGGTAAAGGCCCGTTGTCAGGTTCAAGTCAATCAAGTGCCTTCAAAGGATACTTGAAGAATGTGCGATTTTACGACAGCGTTCTTTCGCAAAGTCAAGTGTCAACAATTTACACAAACATGATAACAAATGAATACACAGATAACAAAAATTTCGTTTCGCAAGTGGTTCCAAATGTTGTGATTAGTTCAAGCGATATTAGTTCGGGGGAACACACAGAGACGACGAGCATTTCAATGGAGATTACAGCAACAACGGACTCTTCGCTCAATATTGCTTCAAGTGATATCAATGTCACAAATGGAACTATCAGCAATTTTACAAACAATACGACGAATACTTGGAGTTTTGATTTTACGCCAGCAAGTTCAAACGTGGAAAGCACATTATCAATCTCAGAAAATTCGTTATTTGATAACACAATCAATAATATGACTGATAAACCATCTTGGTTTTCTGACTATAACAATCATGCAAGCAATATGTTTAAATTTATGAAAACTGATGTGGAAATGGATTTGATGCCACCATTACAAGATCAAACAATTGCGATGATTACAAGTACAGGATCCCATATCGAAATTCCGGTCACTTTGAATGGAACTGTCACTTACGATGCCTCCAAAAATGAATACGATATTTCCGAAAATGGATATTTGTCTATCGACGAAGATGTAATTCGCGACGGCGATTTAACAATTTCTATGATGTATGCGATGAGAAGTGGAAACCAATACGGTAACGACCAACTGGTTAATTTCAGTGATAGCAATTCGTTGAATACTTCTAGTGATAGCACGGATATTCACATTTTCCGCGATGGCACGACTCCTGGTGCGTGGTTTTATTATGGTTCGCCGGATGATAATGGAATGGCGATTTCGGAGGCGGGTTTGGAGCCGTCGCTTGTAAATACACAGGTTACACAGCAAGGAGAATTTGATTCAGGATTAGCGCCAAAATACACTCACATGGCAATCACAGTAAAAGAGGGACAAGTAAAACGGTTCTACATCAATGGTGAAGTTGTAGATTACGTCAACAAATACAGGTCAAATGCAATTCCAGTTTCGCGCGCAATCGTGGGCGGAAAACGCCAACATCAATTATTTGGTTATGGTTATGCGGCAAACCGAGGATTTTCTGGATTAATGAAAAATATTCGTATTTACAATAAGGCGCTAACATCATATGAAATGCGTCATTTGTATGCGATCAATTCCAATTTCAATGACAATGATTTTTCGAATACGACAGTGATCCCAGTTCCTCGTCCAACGTTGACATTCAGTGCGCCATTACCAGAGTCTAAAATACTTGACAGCAATGGCGCAGAAATGACATTTAATTCTTTTGTCAAAAATGGAAAAGAATACAAGGCTTACAGTTTTACAAATACAGGAACAACTTCAATAACATTAGACCTCGACGCTACAGATGTAGAAATACTTATTGTTGGTGGTGGCGGCGCTGGTGGTTTCTGGGCTGGCGGAGGAGGTGGTGCTGGTGGAGTCGTCTATGCTGTAAATCAGACTCTAACCGCAGGAACATATAATATTGAAGTGGGTGCTGGTGGTGTTGGATGGAGACAAGGTGGTGGTGTTGTTCCAACTAGCATTGGTGGAGATGGAATTTATCATTCTCAATCTGGTTTAGATAGTTATATACATCAAGAAACTGAAACCTATAATGATGCTAGATATGTGAAGTTCGAAACAACAGGTGCAATTACTTCTCCGCGTACAGGCGTAGGATTACAATTTTTTCAAGTAGATGTTATTGCGAGCGGAACAATTACTCCAATAACTAATGCGACAATACATTCTTCGACACGTTTGGGTGCACATGTTCCCGCATCAAACGTATTGGTTGACTATGAAAGCGATGGAACAACTTCGGAGAATAGTAATGGACATACTTATTGGGCGGGTACAGGTGGACAAAATTCATATTTTGTCATGGATTTAGGTCAAGTATATTCATTATTTCAGTATAGGATGAAAAATACAAATAATGGCGTATATGGGGATAGATGGACCGAAGATTTTAAAATAAGTATATCTACAGATGGGGTTAACTTTTTTGATAGGATAAGCAATACTTTACAGAAAAACATAAAAATGACCCAAGCATTTAAGGCGACAAAACCAGCAATTTCTATGAATATGGGAGGAGTATCGCACGAACTAAGAGGTGTTGGTGGTGGTGGCGGCGGTAATATAATAAATCATGATAGTGGTTCCCAGGCTGCAGGAGTAAGTGGTGGTTCAGGCGGCGGTAGTTCTGGACCTTGGAATAATAGTTCAAATAACACCATATATACTGGTGGAACAGCGACACAAGGCAATACATTATATGATATCTCAGCTCAATCGTATGTTGCTGGTGGTAATAATGGTAATACTTTGATCGGCGATGCTCTACAAACAACTAATTACAAGCCAATCATGGGTATGGGCGGCGGTGGTGCAAGTGCTATTATATATAACGATGATGATACTGATACTGGATGGTCGCATGTAAATGGTAAAAATGGTATTGAAATAGACATTGGTGGGAGTACACTAACTGTAGCAGCAGGTGGCGGCGGTTCACAAATGGGATACCACCAAGGGTGGCACGGACCTCCAGTAAAATATAACACAGATATAATTCGTGGTCTAGGTGGGTCTGGCGGCGTTGGAGGAGATGGTATGTTGTGGACATCCGCCAGTGAAAACGGTTGGTACCAGCACCTTATGGGTAAAGATTACCCAGCCCATTATAAGCGATTGGCGAGTGATGGTGCGGATAATACTGGCTCGGGTGGTGGTGGTAGTCAACCGGGCGAAAGCGGGTCTGCGGAAGCTTATTACACATCAGGTTCGGGTGGTAGCGGTATTGTAATCATTCAGTTTCCAAAAGCCGAAGTTGCGTCCGGTTCTTCACTCGACCAATCAACATTAGATTTAACATTGACCGCAAGCGATGATGGTTTGGATGGTAATATCTCATCATCCGACATCATTACCTCAAATGGTACAATTACGGCATTTTCGCAAACTTCGCCAACGACTTGGGATTTGACTTATACATCAGATTACACCAAACAATCTAATGTGGGTTCTTTGTTTATAGAGCAAGATACTATATATAATAGAGATGTAAGTGATGCTTTTGCGCCAGAACCGACAATTAAGTATGTTGTTTTCCAAAGAGTAAGAGTAAATAATGATTCTCCGAGAGAGACTGCTATTGGAGAAATTGAATGTGTTCTTAACGACAATACAAATGTTGCATTAGCATCAAACGGCGCAACCGCAGAAATTTATGAAGATTTTACTATAACGGATAATGTAGCTTCTTGGAGCACGGTGAATACATTCATGGCAAGTTGGACTAATGGTAACTATTGGGCTGACAAGGCAATTAATGGAACAACTACAGGCAATTTTTTGCACATAAATCATGGAACATTGCTTGTATCTACTGTAATTACATTGCAAGATATACATACGCTTGATGCCGTACAATACTTATACGTACATAACCGACATACAGATTATTTAGATAGAATTACAGGACAACGGTTTGTGTTATTAGATGAAGACAAAAATGTTGTGGCAACGACAAATGAAATCACTGTTGGTGAAGTAGAATATACATTCAATTATTCAGAATTAAATCTTCAAGGCGACAGTTTCACCCCTCCATCCTGGTGGACCCGAGAGCACAACAAGGCCAGTAATAAGTTTGAATGGACTGCGCTGAATTCGGGAGCAAGTGACACATCAACAACCCCAACTCGCCCGTCCATCACATTTTCAAGTCTGGATTTGAACCACGGAGAATCACAAAATCTTGGAACAGTTCCAATGACAATATATGTTTCATCAAATAATTTGAATGTGGCGCAAGCCGATTTGTCTTTTTCCAATGGCGTTGTTTCTAATTTTACAAAGGTATCAAATAATTATTATACATTTGATTTCAAATCGGAAAGCGTTTCGCAACCAAGTAGTGTTTACATATTACAAGACACCGTTTCAAACGCAGAAACATCCACAGATTTCAACGAAGCAAGTAATGTATTCGAATGGACGTGGAGTTTCACTGTAACGCCCCCTGAAATCACAATTACCAGTAGCGATGTGACTCATGGTGGAAACTTTGGAGTACAAGAAGTAAATATGTTGTTAGAATTTAGCGGAGAAGTTCTTCATGGAAACAGTATAGAGTCCACTTTCTCCCAGTTTGATGTTTCGGCAGTAAATGGTTATGTGTTTGATATTTCTGTAATCTCTCAAAGTCAAATTGCATTTAAGTTAGGTTCTTCTTCAATTGCTGAATCAACGAGTGTATTTATCCCGCAAAATATAGTATCACGAACATTCAATAATATTTATACAGTAAATACGAATAATGTAAGTAATGTATTTACATGGAAGTATGATTCGGCGGATTTGACAATAAGTTCTCTCATGGTTAATGACGCAAATGGTAATGTTATTAGTGCCGGAGACTATATTAACGAAAATGAATTATGGTTGCAATTTACATTTTCGGAAAGTATTTTCAACTTCAATAAGAGTTATTTCGATACAACAAATTGTAAGATCGCAAATATTTCGTCAGATACAACCTTTACAACTTTTACGGTCAAAGTTGAAACGTTCTTTCCAACAACAGCATCTCTTCAAGTAAAGACTGATAAATTCATTACTAGCGGACGCGGGCTTCAAAAATATGTGACCGGTGCAAACAATTTATCTTTTAACTGGAACTACGACAATACCAAACCACAAATTAGTATGACAAGTTCGCAAGCGTCTGGATTAACAAATAATGTGGCTTTCGTAGATTTGTCTTTTATTTCAACAATAGATACAAGTGATTTTACAGAAAACTCAATCACGGTTACAGGCGATGCGAGTCTATCCAACTTCACAGCAATTTCCGCAACAGAGTATTCAGTAAGGGTAACACCAAACAGCGTATCAAATATAGATATTACAGTCCCTGTAAATGCTTATACCGAGCAATATGGTAATGGCAATGAAAACAGCGTTTCATTCAGTTGGAATTATGATAACGTGCCTCCAACGGTGGAAATCTTTTCACCGGATATAGCAAATGGTGCATCTTCATCGGATCCTTATATTAATATTTATTTCACATTGAGTAAACCGGTGGATGACTTTGTGTTAAACGATGATGTTGATTTGGCAAATGGTAGTTTCGGACCAATGACAAAAACCAACACATTTGTGAATCATACTACTACTTTCAATGTTACTGTTGCAACTAAGACAGCATCTCATCCATATAATGGTAGCGGAAGTTCAGCCGGATATTTCTTGAACGGCGTAGAATCTCCAACAATAGATTTTATTGTAGGTCAAACATATACATTCAATCAATCTGATTCCACCAATTCAACACATCCGTTGAAATTTTATACAACTGCCGAAAAAGATGTGCTTTATACCAGTGGCGTTGTGTATACGGACAGCCAAGGTACAAGCGGAGCAACAACAACGATTACAATTGATGAGAATACACCATCTCCATTATTTTATCAGTGTGCCAATCATGGTTTTATGGGATACAAGGGTGTAGTAAGTAAGAAAGAATCTTATACCGCAAAATTATATCCAATGCAAAATGATACGGTTTCTGTTTATATATTTGCAAATTCAATAACGGATAGTGCAGGTAATCAAAATACGACCGATTCAAATGAGTTTGATTGGATTTTTGATAGTAATGACTTGTTAACAACGTTATCTTCAAGTAATGTTGCAAATAATGGCACATTTTCGAATGATTCAATTACAATATCATTGGCAACCACGGCAGCAATCGTTGATTTCGTGGAGGCTGACATTTCTTACCAAAATGGTACTATAAGCAATGTGGATAGTTCGGCTAAAACGTTCAATATTACAAGTAACACGCAAGGGGTTCCAACAACTGCGTTTATTATTGGTGGAGCGGTTGAAACAACGCAAGGCGAATCAAATATAGAATCTAACACGTTTACATGGACATATAATCCACCAATCCCGAAATTGGTTATAAAGAGTTCTCAAATAAATGAAGGAGATTATACAAACATTTCATCGATAGATTTTACATTAACATTCGACCAAGAAAATGTTATATTTGATCAAAATAGTCTAAGTATATACAATGGCACAATATCATCATTCAGTGGTTCAGGAACAACATATCAAGTTACAGTTGACACTTCAGTGGTGTCGGACGATCTTATTAGACTAACATTACCACAAGGTAACGCGTATGTAGCAGATAACGGCAATCATTACAACGATGTGTCATATAATTTTGAGTGGAATTATGATTCGGTGGCACCATCAATAACAATTGGTTCAAGTTTAGTAACTCAAGACGCATCAAGTACATTGACCAGTTTAGTTTTGACGCTCAATAGCAGTGAACATATTGATGGATTAAGGTTATCTGATTTTGATGTTTCAAATGGCGTTGTTTCTGACTTGACAAATGAAGGTGGATTGGAAGATAGTTCGGGGTCTTCGTACACTCTGACGATTCAGCCGTTGGACGATACGACCGATTGTTCTATCAACATATGTTTGAATGCAAATTCGGTCGTTGATCGTGCGGGAAATACCAATGCGAAATCAAATGATTTTGGTTATTCTTACATTTTCTTTTCGAGAAAACTAGAATCGTCGGCGATTGTAGAGTTGTTTGAAGATGATCCTGAAATTCCGCAAGAAGAGAAGTTGAGTTCATCTGAAATTGATTTGGTAATTTCAGCAGCATTTACAATTCCAGACACGGCGAGTCCATTTGCGGTTGCGGAAAATGAAAGTTCAGACACAGGTGAAAATGATAGTAGCGAACAAACAGATGGAGAGGCTATATTTGTGAAACCCCCGAAGATCACATTTCCTCCAGCAATAAAAATCAAGAATCGTAAGGTATTTACAAAATTGATAGACCAGATTTTTGCAACAGCATCGGAGAGTGTAACAACGTTGACAATTGACAAATCGTCGGTTGCCGTGTCTGCTTCTGCCGAAGCAGAAATTGCGGATGTGGAAGAAGTTGTCATGGTAAAATCAAATCAAACCGAGCCGGTTGATATGAGCGCATTAATTGAAGATCCCACCAAACCATCAGCAACGTATATTCCGTTAGCGAATATTGGAGATTTCGCAATTGTTGCAATTGGTGGCGTTGAATATACAACTGTCGTAGAAGGGGAAGGTATTTTCTTATTAAGTAGCAACAATGGTGGTGTCATAGATAATCCGAATAGCGGTGATGGTAAGTGGCATTCGAATGATGTGTATCAAGCAACAGATATTAATAAAATCATTTTTGGTTCGCAGATTATTTCAACTTCACCGGTTTCACCCGATCCACCAACGCTGACAATCACAAGTGGTCAGGTAAGTGGTGGTGGTACAACGGATATCAGTTATATAGATTTGTCTTTTGTTTTCAGTACAACAGTTGAAATAAGTTTGAATGATATTGAAGCACTTAACGCAAATACAACAATTATATCAAGAACAATAGTGACTGATGGAAGCGATAGTCATATTGCGGTTACGATTGCTCCAGTAGATTTATGCGATAATACGATTGGAGTATTTGTAGATGTGAGTGCGTTTTATGATAGCAATAATATATTCAATGATGTTCAATATACGTATTCATGGAATTATTCGTTAGATGGTGGTAGTAGCGAGAATGGTGGCACAAGTGATTTTATCCCATGTTTCTTAGAAGGAACTAAAATCTTAACAACCAAAGGCTACAAGAATGTTGAGTTACTAAATCCAAAGAAAGACAAACTGTTAGACAAAGACAATAACACTCTAAATTTCTTAGATATACAAAAGTATTCGCAAGAAAACAACGGCAAGCAATACCCATACAAGATACCTCACGGGAGCGCATTGAGTGAAGATTATACATGCAACCGCGATTTGTACCTGACCTATAACCACTGTGTATACTTGCCACATTTGAACAAATTTGCTCCAGTATCTGCGATGAAACATCTAAAAGAAGACAAATCATTAACTCAAAAGAAATTTACATACTATCATGTATTCACTGAAAACTACTTTTCAGATACGCTTATGGCAAATGGAATTCCATGCGAGTCGCACAGTAAATACACATTTGCAAAATTGAGAAACATTGATCCATCGGACAAATTGTTGAGAAGTGTGATAAAGAAGGCGGATATGTTACCAAACTGTATGAGAAATCGCCTGTCAATAAAAGAAATGAAACAAGTTGTTAAGAAGTTTAATAGAAAACAAAACAAGAGAAAAATAAAGACAAAATGATAATCTAAAGTATTTGATATAAAAGATAGAAATAATATTATTCGCCTCGGTAAGGAGATTAATATTATTTATAATTTACAATTTATTTATTTCACAATGTGAATATATTTGTAAGTTTAAGACATTTGTTTGTAATTTACTCGGTCTTGACAAAGTGCGGCTTCATGTATTTCTGAAGATTAAAGTAAGTGACCTCGTCCGACGACTTGCAGTTAAGAAGGGTCATAAGCTTCTTATCCGGAATAATCATGCGACCGTTACTAGGGGCTTGAAGCTTGTGCTCTTTGACGTAAGCGGTGATTAACTTAGTGACATCCGTGCGCGCTATCTTGGTATCCTCCGCTACACCAAGAAACTTAGCAAGATCCTTGGAAATGGCGGTCGGCTTGACGAATCCGCTGGGAGCGCGCGAGCCCTTGCTCTTCTTGCGCTTAGCGTTTACCTTGTCAATGGTGCGAGCCTCCTTAAGAACTTGCTTCTCAAGAACCTTGTAATCGCCCTTGATCTTGGAAAGAAGAGTGGTCATCGATTGGATGCTCTCAGCAAGAACAAGGAGGTTCTCGGTGAGCGAGCTCTCAATGGTGGTGGTGTCCGGTGCAATGGTCGAAACGGACTGAGCGTCCTCAACGACGTTCTTTTCCTCAACTTGCGGTGGGGCTACCTCAGGGGTAGGAGTCTTAGTGGCCTTCTTGGAAGGCTTTGAAGTAGTCTTGGAAGTACTCTTGGAAGGCTTCTTAGTAGTAGGTTTACTCGGTACGCTTACCATGATTGTTTGTTATTATACCAATATAAGTGTGATTGTGTTTAAGTAGTTTTATGGTCTAATTAATATAATTAACAGAAGCATAAAGCCACGGCAGCGAATTGCGTGCGTTCAAAGAGACTAAAGTGAGCGAAGATAGAATATACAACGCGCCGATATTTTTATCCGAATCGTTGAGTGCTCTATATACCATTTTTTCCATAATAGCCAGTCCCATATTTCGTAACGATTCCAAACTGTGAAATTGGTTTGATGTCATATACGCAGTGGCGGGAATACCTTGAAATGGATTACCATTTGGTGGACAAATTTCTGCTTGTCTTTGCTGCGACAATTGTGCGCGGAATGTCCATATTTCAAATAATTCATATAAAAATCGCTTTGTTTGAATTAAATTCAGTTCCATAAACCACGATGGATCGCTGTAGTTTCCCAACTCGTCTATTTTAGTGAACAAATTAGACACTTTGTCTTGAAACGTTAACTCTACCGGTTTGTAGTCATCAAATACCGATGTCTTTCCCAATATTCTGTTATATCTCATGCGCCTATACACAACATCCACAATATCATTGGAAAACTTTTTCCGGTTATATGGATTTTCGGTTTGTCTTTTTTCAAGAAGGCAATAGATTGAAACAATATTAAATGTGTAAACAAAGTCATCATTGTCTTTAAAACTAAAATAATAGTAATAATCAATTTCATCTAGGTCTTCTGCCGTGTAAAAATCGTCAATATTGTTAGACGCTTTTTTGTTCTTGAAACTAGGACCTAGCGTTTTGTTAAACTCGCAAATAAAATGATTTTTCCAACATTTTTGTAGTTTTCTAACTTTACCGTAAATAAATAATGAATTAATACAGTAATATAATAGTTCTGATTTATTTTTGTAGGGTTTGCACGGTATATTGTGCTCTTTTAAAATAGATTTCATTTGAGATATCGTAAAATTGTGTTGATATAATAGATGATAAGTGTCAGGAGTGACATGTTGGTTGCTTTTTGTTTTAGATGGGGTCGGGTAATAATGAATTTTGAAATATTTTTCCATAATTATCACTATAATTCAATTATATAATTATATAATTTGTGTTTATATGAAACTCGTGTTTTATAAAACTCGCACTTTAACACCACGCCGGTGATTGAAAAAAAAATTGATTTAAAGACTCTCCACCAGTATAAGTCAAGCAAGCAAACAACAATCATGTCCGCTATTGTATCCGCTACCGATTTCACTCCTTCCGACGATATGCTCTACACCAAGGTCAAGGTCAACTCTGTTGGCGGCAAGAGCATTGGAATTATTAATTCAAACACCAAGCGTTCGCTAATG